GTGAATTTGATTGGAATATGCTAGAAAAACCACCTCTTATGGTCTTCGGTGAGGAGGGGGTGGGCTTAACTGATGAGATGTTAAAAATTGCCGATTATAACATAGAAATCCCACAATATGGATCAGTTCGTAGTTTAAACGTTGGGACTAGTTCTGGAATTCTAATGTACGACTTTGCGCAATCTTTAAAAAATTCCAAAGCTGGTCATGAGTCGCAGAAACAGTTATATGATGAAATCTGTAGTGAACAGAATGAATCATTCCAATTAACTCTCCTTTGATATTTAATATCGGAGATCCTGACGAGCCTCCGATAGCTGGTATACTATAGAATGCTCGATTATCTGAAACACCAAAAAACTGGCCGCGATATATTGGTACCATGTCTCCTTCTATAACACCAAGAGGACCAGCTAAATTATATACTATTTCACCATATTCTGGTTTTTTTGAACTTATTTTTATGTAACTTGGCAATTCACCTGTTATACTTTTAAGTAAGCATATATCTGCACTATGATCATATTTTAAAATATTTATTATATATTCTTTGCTATCACGATCGATAGCTTTTAAAAGAACTTCTCCATTACGCGATTGTACAAAAGATTCAAGCTGTTTTTGATCACAAACATGTGCAGCAGTTAATATTGCTTTTTTATTATTATATAAAACAACGGCGCCTGAAGCCATCGACAACAACTCAGATTTATTACAAGCAAGATTTTCTACATCACATTTTGCAAACTCACTCCAAGTTTCAATTTTTAAAATTGATTTTTTGGCATCTTGCATGGACTTAATTATATTTGTTTGTATGGCACAACTATTTACAAATGACATTAAAACAAGTATTATAAAAATTGATAAATATTTTTTCATTACATTTTAAATAGTTTTCGAAACAAGAGCAAAGCATGAAAAAAACTTACGTATTGGATACAAACGTATTTTTAACAAACTCAAAATCGATTTTTGAATTCCAAAATAACGATATTATTGTACCTTTGAAGGTTTTGGATGAAATTGATAAACATAAAAAAAGACAAGATGGCGTTGGCTTAAACGCTAGATCTGTTATTCGAATACTGGATAATTTACGAAGTAAAGGTAATCTTCATAAAGGAGTTCGAATTGCGAAAGGCAAAGGGATCTTATCTGTAAGAGGTTACGATATCGAAGATCTTCCAATTGGTTGTGATTTACAAAGTGCAGATAATGAGATTATTACAACAGCAATTACTGAGCAAAAAAAGAACCTTAAAAGGAAGGTAATTGTTGTAACACGCGATATTAATATGCGTGTGAAGTGTGATTCACTTGAAATTTTAACTGAAGATTATGTTACCAATAAAGTTGTAACTGATCGTAATAAATTATTTACTGGTTTTACAAAACACTTGGTTGATGATCAATTAATTGATCATGTATATGAAGGCCAAGAAGTCATTTTTGATAAAGAAGAAGGTAAATTCAACCCAAACCAATTCTTAATGTTAGTTTCTAACGCAAATGAAAAAAAGACCGCGCTGGCCAGATTCAAAAATTATAATCTACCTTTACACAAAGTTTCTGAATATAAAAAGGGTGTTTGGGGATTAAAACCTAGAAACAAAGAGCAAATGTTTGCTTTAGATGTTTTATTGGATCCGAATATTCCTATTGTAACCCTTGTTGGAAAAGCTGGTTGTGGTAAAACTCTATTAGCAATTGCAGCTGGTTTAGATCAAGTATTAGATCAGGAAAGGTACAAAAAATTGGTTGTGTCTCGTCCAGTTCAACCTTTGGGCAAAGATATTGGGTATCTTCCGGGCACAATGGAAGAAAAGATGAGGCCATGGTTAATGCCAATTCAAGATAACCTAGATCACTTGTTAAATGGTAAAAAAGATTCTATGTCAATGTTTTTTGAGAACGGCACTATTCAAATAGAAGCTCTCACATATATCAGAGGCAGGTCTATAACTAATGCTTTTATTATTATTGATGAAGCACAAAACTTAACAGTACATGAATTAAAGACTATAATCACTAGAGTAGGTGAAAATACTAAAATAGTTCTCACGGGAGACATAGAACAAATTGATAGTGTTTATTTGGATTCAACTTCCAACGGGCTATCATATGCAGTAGAAAAATTTAAAACACATGATCTTTCTGGCCACATGACTTTAATAAAAGGCGAAAGATCTAAAGTGGCCACTTTGGCTTCGAGGGTACTATAATGGAAATAATTAATGCAAAAGATTTGGATGCTAATCCAACGTTATCTGAAACAATAGAACCAGACAACGATTTAAAAAATATGTTGGTTGAATATGTCGGAGAGAAGATAGATCCTGAAGATCAAAATGTTACAGTTGAAATGATTGTTGAAACAATGGCAAAAGAATTTCCTGATTTTCTTCTTGCCATAGCAGAAGAAAACTGGATTAGAGGATATCATCAGGCTTTAGCTGACGTGGAAGACGGGAAAAAGCTTGTTGAAGAGGAAGAAAAAAAGAATGCCAAACAAAGAACTTGTAAACTATGTGAAGAAACAGAATAAACAATTACCAGAATATAAGTTTGGCTCTTTGCATGTAATCGTTAAAGATCAAATACAAAATGATGTTGATATTAAAAATGTATTTGGTAAAGTTAACAATTTAGTTCCTAAATACTTTCTAGAATTAATTGATATTGTTTATATAGGACAGTTTGATTTTTTCGAAGAAAGAGAAATTAACGCGTTGTTTCTTGATGATGCTCTTTATATTTCTAATGAACAAGATAATGATGAAGATTTATTAGATGACATAATACACGAGCTAGCACATGCTGTAGAAAAAAAATATGGTGATTTTATATATGGTGATGGTAAAATAGAAGATGAATTCATATTAAAAAGAAATCGATTAAAACGAATACTACAAGATCAAAATTATAATATTAATAAATATGATTTTTTCGAAACTGAATATAATAAGGAATTTGATCTTTTTTTGTATAAAGAGATAGGATATGACGCGCTTAGAATGTTTTCTGTAAATTTATTTGTAGATCCTTACTCTCCTACTTCTTTAAGAGAATACTTTGCGTCCGGATTTGAAGAATTTTATTTGGGTGATAAGCTTTATTTAAAGGAAATTAGTTCTTATATTTATAAAAAACTCATGGTATTACATGAAGGAGAATTAGAAAATGAATATTAAATTTGTTGAAGACTTAAAAAACTCTTTAATGAGAGTAACAATAAAACTTAAAAAACGAAAATTGGCTAGAGAAGAAAGAGTGATGCTTGGTTGGTATAAACTCAAAGAAATTGTAGATGAGCAATATAAGTGTTCGAGCACACATGTGTTAGGCGAATGTACAAACCCCCATCAAAAGATGGATAATGACTATGATCATCTGTTAGAGAAAACATGGGTTTTTAATTTAATTCCAAAACAACCACCAAAAAAGAAATTTACTAAATCGAAAAGAACAAAGAAAGCCACGGTTAAAAAATGAGATCTCACATATCTTTTTCTGAATTAAAAATTTGGAATGAGTGTCCCTACAAACATAAATTAGTTTATAAAGACAAAATAAAAGAATTTTTAGGTAATGAATATACTGCTTTTGGAACTGCTATTCACTATGTTTGTGAGAAGGCGGTCATGGACGAACCAAGCAAAAATCTAGATTATATCTTTCATGAGAAATTTTTAGAAGAAGTAAAACTACTAAAAGAAAATAATGTCGACATCAATCATAAAATGATCTCTCAAATGAGAGAACAAAGTAAGAATATTATTGATTATATTATTCCGGCTCTTAAAGAATGCTTTAATAAATTTGAAGTTATCTCGGTAGAAGAACAGCTTTTTATTCCTATTAAAGATACAAATCTCATGTTTAAAGGATTTATTGATCTGGTATTAAAAACATCTGACGGTAAATATCATGTTATAGATTGGAAAAGTTGTTCATGGGGTTGGGATTCTAGGAAGAAGGCCGATCGTATGATAACTTACCAATTGACCTTCTACAAACATTTTTTTGCAGAAAAACACAACATAGATCCAAAAAATATTGAAACTCATTTTGCATTGTTGAAAAGAACAGCTAAATCAAATAACGTTGAAATATTTCGTGTAACCAGCGCCGCAAAAAAAACTGAAAATGCGCTTAACTTATTGAACAAAGCTACGTATAATATTGTTAATAATAATCATGTGAAAAACAGGTTATCATGCACAACCGGATATGGCTGCGAATTTTATAAAACACAATATTGTAGGTAAATAAATGAAAAAAAAGAAGATTTTTGTGATTTCTGATCATCCTTTTTCTCCATCGGGAGTTGGAACGCAAACAAGAAATGTTATTGAGTCTCTGATATCAACTGGAGAATATTCTTTTATTTGTTTTGGTGGTGCTATAAAGCACGATAATTATCAACCGCAAAAAATAGATCCTCACGGTGAAGATTGGGTAATTTATCCAGTTGATAATTATGGTTCACAAGAGACAGTTAGATCTATCATTCGTACAGAAAAACCAGATATGTTATGGTTTATGACAGATCCTAGATTTTTTCCATGGTTATGGGAGATAGAGGACGAAATTAGATCATTAATACCAATGGTATATTATCATGTTTGGGATAATTATCCTTATCCAGTTTTTAATAAAGTTTGGTATAATTCATGTGATCATGTTGCATGTATCTCAAAAGTTACTCATGATATTGTAAAAACAGTTGCACCAGATACTGATTCACAGTATATACCACATGCTGTGAATTCTGAAATATTTAAAGCTTTAGAAGAAAAAGAAATTCTAGAATTAAGGAAGCAAGCAGGGCTTAACAAAGATGACTTTATTATATTCTGGAATAATCGTAATGCAAGAAGAAAACAATCCGGTAGTTTAATTTTTTGGTTTGCTAAATTTTTAGATAAAGTTGGCAAAAATAAAGCTAAACTTATAATGCATACGGAACCAAATGATCCAAACGGACCAGATTTAATTGCACAAATTAATTCGTTAGGACTAATAAATGGTGAAGTTAGATTTTCGAAACAGAAAGTAGAACCTCAGCATTTAGCAGCAATGTATAATATGGCAGACGTAACGGTTAATATAGCAGATGCAGAAGGCTTTGGTTTGGCTACTTTAGAATCATTATCTTGCGCAACACCAATAGTCGTTACGATGACTGGTGGTTTACAAGAACAAGTTACTGATGGCGAAAATTGGTTTGGTATTGGTATCGAGCCAAACTCTAAAGCAGTTATTGGTTCTCAAGATATTCCCTTCATCTATGAAGACCGAATTAGTGAAGACGATTTTATCGAAGCATTAGAAAAAATTTATAAAATGTCAAAAAAAGATCGACAGATGCTTGGTTTAAAAGGCAGAGAACACGTGATGAAAAATTATAATTTTGATAAATTTCAAGAAACCTGGAGGGAAACAATTAAAAATATTCATAATAAATTTGGATCTTGGGAAACAAGAACCGGTTATAAATCATGGGAATTACTAGAGGTTTAAAATGAAGAAAGTTTGTATAAAGGGCCCGTTTTTAACTCAATCAGGTTATGGCCATCACGCTAGAACAGTTATAAGAGCACTGAGAACAAGAGAAGATCTGTTTGATATATATCTACACCCAATTACCTGGGGAAAAACCAATTGGCTTTGGCAAGACGATGAAGAAAGAAGATGGATCGATCTTGCTTTAGAAAAAACTATAGCTTATAATAATAAACATAATGGCAACCCAATTTTTGACATATCAATTCAAGTTACAATTCCCAATGAATGGGCAAAAATAGCTCGATATAATATCGGCGTTACTGCAGGCATAGAAACTACTAAAATTTCCCCACAATGGATTGAAAAGTCGGAAATAGTGGATAAAATTTTAACAATCAGTAAACATTCTAAAGATGTTTTTGCTAATACAGTGTATGAAGCCACCAGGAATGATACTGGAGAAGAAGTAACCTTCAAATGCCAAAAGCCTGTTGAGTATATAAACTATCCAGTAAGAAAATTTGATTCTGCAGAATTAGATCTAAATTTAACTACTGATTTTAATTTCTTGGCCATCGCGCAAATAAGCCCTAGAAAAAATATTGAGCAATTAATAAAATGTTTTATTGAAAAATTTCAAGATGAAGAAAATGTTGGATTGGTTATAAAAGCCAATATGGCAAAAAATTCTTTAATTGATCGAATTAACAGTGCAAATATAATAAAACAATCAGTTTTGCAATATGGTGAAAAAAAATGTAAAATTTATTTATTACATGGATTTCTAAATGACAATGAAATGGCTTCGTTGTATACGCATCCTAAAATAAAAGCAATGGTTTCAACTACTCACGGTGAAGGATTTGGACTTCCCTTATTTGAATCAGCATACTATGGACTTCCAGTTATTGCAACTGACTGGTCTGGTCATTTAGATTTTCTTTATAAACCTACTAAACAAAAAAACGGTAAAATAAAAAATAAACATTTATTTTCTAAAATTAGTTATACCCTTGGACCTGTACAAAAAAGCGCTGTATGGGATGGTGTATTGGAAAAGGAGTCTATGTGGGCTTATCCTGAAGAAGGTTCAATTAAGATGAGTCTTGGAGAACTTTATAAAGACTATGGTCGTTTTAAAAAACGAGCAAAAGAACTACAGAAGTGGGTGTGTGAAGAGTTTACAGAAGACAAAATTTATAAGCAATATGTTAAGTATATTTTTGGTAATGATTATACAGATATCGATATACAAGATTTACCAAAAATATCTCTCGTAACATCAGTATATAAAGCAAGTGAATATATAGAGCAATTAATGGAAAACACCACTAATCAAACTGTGTTTAAAGATAAGTGTGAGTGGATAATATTAAATGCTAATGAAAGTGGGGATGATTTTGAAGAAGAAGTTATTCTAAAATACAAGGAAAAATATCCTGAAAATATAGTTTATAAGCGTCTTAAAGAGGATCCTGGTGTCTACGCAGTCTGGAATATGGGAATTAAAATGTCGACCGGCGAATTTATTACTAACATTAATTGTGACGATCGTCGTGCCCTACATGGAATCGAAAGACAAGCATCTGTATTATCAACAAAGCCAGATGTTGATTTAGTTTACAATGATTCTTATGTGGTCAAAGAGCCAAATATAACATTTGAAAATATTACTTCAGGAAGCCCTCAATATAATCATGAGCAGTTTTCGAAAGAAGCCATGTTAAGAGCCAATTTACCACACAACAATCCTATGTGGAGAAAAAGTTTACATGATAAACACGGATATTTCAATGAAAAACATGGGTCTGTATCTGATTGGGAGCTGTGGCTGAAATGTGCTTTTGAGGGCAGTAAATTTATGAAAATCGATTCTGTTTTGGGTGTTTATTATTTCAATCCAACAGGAATTTCAACTAATCCAGAAAACGACTCTTGGAAGAAAGAAGAAGAGAAAGAAGTATTTAAAAAATATTTTAGTATGTTAAGAAAAGAAGACGCGTCACTACCTCTACCTGATGGTAATCTAGTGTTATGAACAACAAATTAGTTGTTGCTTCAGTAGCTACTCACAGTTGTTTAAAAGAGTTTTTATTAACCAAATATTCCTGTGAACTGTTTAACGAGTGTATATGGTACGTTGGTTGTGATCAGTATAGTTATAACTATCTTAAAAAATATAACAATATACAAGCTATACAATATGATATGAAAGATAACCAATCTGATCATAATTCGAATAATAAAGAAAATAGAGAACAATTTTTAAAGATAATATTAAATAAGTTTAATATTCTAGAAGTTGCATTAAAAGAAAATAGTTATTGTTTGTTTTTAGATTCAGATATGCTATTTTTAGACAAAATTGATAATAATATAATTAATCTTATTAAGAATACACCTGTTGATTTTATAGTATCCCCACATTATTCTAGAGATCCAATGAACGAAGATAAACATGGATTTTATAATGTGGGGATGTTTGCATTAAAAGACCCCTCTCATATAAAACAATGGAGATACTTGTCAGAAAACTGTGAAAAATTTGGCCTCTATTATGAACAAAAACCATTCGAGCTAATATTAAGTAATTTTAATACGCTAAATTTACCAATAAATTATAATATTGGGTGGTGGAGATTTAATAATCAGCGTACACAAAGCAGATTAAGCCAACTTTCTTTGGCTAATGAACAAGTAATGTTTGGTGATCTTCCAGCTATTAATTTTCATTTTCATGTTTTTAAATCCCCTGATGGTTATAACCCCGGTCAATTTTTAGTTGATAAAGTAATGAAATTATTAAATTTATCACATAAAATAGAATATAAGAAAATATTAGAATATTATGAGAAACTATCAGAAACATCTTTTTAAGTTGTTTGAGGAATTTCGCCAGGCCCCGACGTGGCCAAATTATCCGCCATATAAGAAGGGGGATTATTTAGAAGAGCGTTTTATAAAATATTTTCAAGAAATACAGCCTAAAACAAAAAGATATTTTATTCCTGTAGCGTGGAGTTCTTGTTACATTAATAACAGAGATATTCCACTTCCTGGATTACAAGAGGCCTTGTCATCTTTGAAACAAAACGAAGAATATTTTATGGTTGGAGTTCATGACGACGCGCCAAGAGAGGCGTTACCGCCAAATACTATAAAATTTCTAGCTGGTGGAAATAAAAGAGACGAAAAAAGTATTCCAATACCAGTGGTCGTTAATAAAATTCCAGAATTTTACTTAAAAGACCTTAATTATGAAAAAATATATTTGGCTTCTTTTATTGGTTCTATGACTCATCCTATTCGCCGTATATTATTTGAAAAACAAAAAAATAATTCAGATATTATTTTTCAAATAAAAGGGTGGTCACCACTAGTATTAGAAAACCAATTACAAAATTTTTTAAATGTAAGTGCACAAAGCAGTTTTGTTCTTTGTCCTAGGGGGTATGCTCCTACTAGTTGTCGACTTTATGAAGCAATGCAATTAAATTCAGTTCCTGTATATATAAGTGATGATTTTTGGGTACCATGGTCTGAGGAAATAGACTGGAACTCTATATGCGTTTTTATTAAAGAAAAAGAAATAAAATATTTAGATTTAATTTTAAAAGAATGCAAATATTCAGGAGAATATGATTTAAAACTTAAAAAAATAAAAGAAATATACGATAAATATTTTACAATAGATGTTATAATAGACAAAGTTATTGAAAGAGTAAACATATGAAACAAATAGTTTTTGCAATTGCTGACTACCCTAATGAAAAACAGGATATATTTGACAATCATCTCTCTCCTAGGAACAAACAATATTGTGATCATCATGGTTTTGAATATAAAATTATTAGAAATGGTATTAAATTTCGAGACAATTATACTTGGCACAAAATATTTGAGATTAAAAGAATGTTGGATGAAGGTGAATTAAAAGATGACGACTGCGTTTGTAATATTGATGCGGACATGTGCATTGTTGACGGAAGATATTCTATCTTTCCAAAAGAAGGAAAATCGTTTGCCCTAGCGGTAGACAACGGGAACTCTCATTGTTGGGGGTGGATATCTTTTAGAATTAATGAATGGTCAAGAAACATGATTAATCAGATTGTTGATGAGGAGCGATGGAAAAGATTAAAAGATACGCCCCATGGAAAGGATTTTAGAGAACAGGCAATGTGGTATTTTTTGTGCGGAATCATGTCACATAGTTGGCATTCTTTTTTGAATATGATCAATTATGGGTGGTATAGCGCATATGACGAAAAGGAAACATATTATTCCTTGGATGAATTGTACGAACATGTAGAGGTCCGAGGGCCCCGGTGGAATACCACCCTTTTAAAAGAAGAACAAAATGACTCAGTGAGCAAGTGGTTACAGCAATATAATATTGTCACTTCCCAAAAACAAGACACTATTATTAGGCATTGGGCTGGTGGGCAGCCATGGAACTATCAAGAATATTGTTCCAAAGAGGTAATATTTTAGCATGAAGATTTTATATGTCACTATCAAAGACAAGAACAAGCAGGGCGACTATTTAGATGTCATTTGCTTGAGATCTTTAAGATCTGTTTTGGGTGACAATTGCATTGATTACCCAAAGAAAAAAATTCTTTATAATGATTGGTCTGAAGTTGAAAAGTCGTCGCTCCACGGCATGGGCTTCTCGCTATACGATCCTCCAATACAAGATATAACAGACAGAGGTTATGATGATGTTGATGTCGTTGTATATGGCTTCATTGACAACTATAAGGGAAATTATGTAAGTGACAAGTACCCCGAACTAGATAAATTAAATAAACCAATTGTCTATATCGATGGCCACGATGATACCGTAGTAGTTAAGACGCCTTGCTTTAAACACGAACTACACGAGGCCCACCCGGACGTTTATCCGATGAATCTTGCCTTACCGTCGGCAAAGGTTAGAAAAATTAACCTTTCTAGCAAAACGCAATTAATTCAAAAAACAGCGCCTCCTTTTTCTAGATTTAGGCCTCAAATTTTAGGCATGCCCGGACGTAGATTATATATTTTTGACAATGAGAAAGACTATTATGATGATATGGCCAATTCGTGGTTCGGATTATCGTGCCGCAAGGGATCTTGGGATGCGCTGCGCAACTATGAAATTATAGCAGCAGGAGCACTTTTATTGTTCAGAGACTTTGATAAAAAGCCCGCACTAGCTAGCCCTCGGCTGGTGCCAGCCGTTTCTTATTCGACACCTCAAGAACTTCAGAGTATTGTCAATAGGCTTTTACCTCAAGGTGCTCCATCAGATGAATATACAAGAATTCTTAATTTACAGCGCCAATGGTTATTAGACTACGCCACAGAGGAGAGGCTTGGTGAATATATGGTGTCTACCATAAAAGAGAAACTTTTATAATGAGTGTACAACAAAGCAGTTGCCAGCTTTACGGAGCACCTTAAATATATGGATAGTATTGGTTATATTCCATTTGATATATGTGAAACACATAGAACAGGAATTATTTTGTCACAAGTAGATATTGTTTTTTTAAAAAAAGAGCATCCTATTAATGTGGTAGCCCAAGACATAATTAATACTGTAGGAGAATGAACTTTGGATTATGAAATAGTAGTGCCAGCTAGTACGGCCAATAAATCACTTTTAAACAACTTTAAGAATTCTTATCGGTATTATAATAATTCTTTTACAAAACAACCAATATTTTTTGGAGACCCAAGGACTACATCTTGTTATCATTCAAAAATGGTCAGAATGTTGGAGTTACTCGAACAATTAGATAGTAAATATATTATCGTATTGGATGGATTTGATCTTATTTTTAATAGGGAGCTTGACGACTCTTTATTTGATGATTTTATAAAAAACCCAAATTTGGAATTTATGTTCGGCGCGGAAACTAATTGCTTTCCCTATCCTCAATATAGTGATCTGTTTGATTCTCACGCGAGAACAAAGATGAAATATCTTAATGGAGGAGTAATTATTTCCAAAAGAAAAAGATATATTGAAGTTCTTGAGGATTTTTTAAATCCACATAAATATTCACAACAAGAATTTTTAGCAAACTCTGATCAAGTCGCTTATACTTTACTTTACAAAGATGCACTAGAAAAGGAAAATCATAAAGTTATCATTGATTGCGAAGCTCGGATATCCTTACAGATGTTTGCTCTGGAAAGGGATGAAGACTATACTCTAGATGAAGAGAAACAACTAACATTTTTGGAAACTGGAAATACTCCATTTTTTGTACACTTTAACGGAGATGGGAAAAATCAAATGCATCATTTTGGGATTGAATATGGAAAATAAAATATATAATAAAAGCACCATTTCCTTGATGTTCTGTTAAACATGCGTTATTATATAATATAATGGAAACTAAAGAAATAACAATTTGTTTACATTGTGGTTGCGACCAAAATGTGGTGGATTCTCAAATAGAGAGTTTAAGACCTCTAGAGGAGACTTATAAAATACATTGGAATAATAGAATTGATCGTCATCCAGGCGCCTACGACTCATACTCGGAATTAATTAATGATTCCATCGTCAGTTCCCCCACCGAAACAGTTATTTTAATCAACGATAGAACACGCCCTAAATCTCATGAAGTGGAGAAAATAATCCGACTTTTAGAGGGAGGATTCGCCGCCGCCACCATGTATAGCGTAGGATTTATGGGATTAACTAAAGAGCTTATTCGGCATATCGGATGGTGGGACGAGAGATTTTATGGTGCGGGATATGAAGATGACGATTTTGTATTGCGGTTACGCATGAATGATTTGGCATATTATGAATCCGAGGAAGCAGATTATGATATGCACTGGCAGACTCCCTTAAGAGCGTCGGGCGGCGAGAAATGTTCCAGATCGGAACCATGGTTTAAAACCAAATGGCATATAAGCGACAAAGAGATTAGGCAAATGGTCGACAATGAAAATTATACAAAGTATGAAGGAAAACTAGGACCATCCAACCCAGAAATTAAATCTCGTTGGATGAAGTGGAACCAGTCTGTTATTGGGTATAGGTTTGCCTACCGCATGCAGACAAATCGAGGGGGGCAATCTCGGTCTTATTGGTTTATGGATTGGTCTGGTACTCAAAACGAAACGAAGAAGGTAGTAAAATGAAAAAAATTCTTATAACAGGGGGTTTGGGATTTCTTGGAACTCACTGCATAGAAAAGTGGTCCAAAGAGGGGTGGGAAATTTGTGTGGTGGATAATTTATCATCAAATGCTATTTCCCCCGATCACCAATTTGCGCGAAAGACAACATTGATACTTGACGACGTGACAAAAGTTTTATGGGACGACTTGCCAACATTTGATATGATTTTGCACCTAGCGAGCCCCGTCGGGCCCGTCGGCGTGTTGAAACATTCTGGCAAAATGGCAAAAATCATTATGGATGATATATACTGGGCCATCGAAGGCGCAAGAAAAAATAATTGCCCATTGATTTTTGTTTCTACTTCTGAGGTATATGGTTATCGCGAGAACAAGACTTATTTATCGGAGGAAGACGATAAAGTTTTGAGAGGTGAATTTACGGTGCGCAATGAATATGCTATAGCTAAGTTATTAGCTGAAATTGCTTTATCGAATAATGGAAAAGTTGATAAAAACTTGAAATATCAAATTATTAGACCTTTTAATGTTACTGGCGAATATCAATTGGCGGATGGAGGGTTTGTCTTGCCAAGATTTGCAATTCAGGCTTTAACTAATCAAGAAATAACGGTATACTATTCAGGTGAGCAAATAAGAGCGTTTACGTGGGCAAAAGATATAATTGACGGGATATATCTTGTCTCAAAGGCTCCAGAGCACTTATGGAACCAAGAATGGAACATTGGAAACGAAATGAATGAAAAATCTATTCTTTATTTGGCCAAGAGAGTAAAAAAATTAGCCAACTCTTCGTCTAAAATAGTTCACGTAGATCCAAAGCATATACACGGAGAATTATTTGCCGAGGCGCCAGAAAAAATACCCAATTCTGATAAAATTAAGAAACTTTTGGGCTGGCAGCCAAAAAAAAATGTTGACGACGTAGTCAAAGAAGTTCTAGACTTTTGGAAGAAGCGGAATAAAATAGATGAGTAAGAGAACGACGAAAAAAAACATAGGTGTTATTGGCAATGGGTTTGTAGGCTCTGCTATATCGGCCGGCTTCGCATTAGACGCAAATGTATTTGTATATGATCTAGATGAAAGGCGAAGAACCCACACTATTACTGAAGTTATGCACAAAAGCGATTTTATATTTGTTTGTGTCCCAACACCAATGAAGCTTGAGACTGGCGAAATTGATCTTTCAATTATCAGGGACGTTTTTTCCGATATAAAAAAAATAGCTACTAGGAGAGACCAAATATTTATTATTAAATCTACAGTTACTCCAACTAGCTTAGAATCTATCATAAAAGAAAGTCCTGAATTGAGGATCGTGTTCAGCCCCGAATTTTTAACTGAACGCTCTTCGCGCCTTGATTTTATCAATTCAAATCGAATAGTAATTGGTGGTCACGAAAAAGACTTAGATGAAGTCGAAGAGCTATTTAAGATACGGTTTCCGTTCACAAGAATTATCAAAACTGATTTAAAAACTGCACAATTTATAAAATATATGGCAAATTGTTTTTTCGCCACAAAAGTGTCTTTTATGAACGAAATGTTTCAAGCAGCCCAGGTTCTTGAGATCGATTGGCAACATGCCATGGAGGGTTTTATTTCGGATGGCCGTATCGGCAATTCTCATATAAGTGTTCCCGGCCACGATGGTTATTTGGGCTTCGGTGGTAAATGTTTTCCAAAAGATCTTAATGCTTTTATTAAACTGTATGAAGATCTCGGAGTCGAGCCCACAATTATGAGGGCCGCCTGGAAAAAGAATATGGAAGTAAGAGAGTGCTATGACTGGCTTGATATCGAGGGTGCAATAAGCACAGAAAATGAATAATACAAATAGAAAAATAGATATGAAAGAGCGTATATGCCTTATAACACCTCCATCACCATTTTTATTAGACGAGCGTGTTTTCATGCACTTGGGCATCTTAAAAGTTGCTGCCGTTTTAGAAGAACAAGGATACGATGTTGATTTTATTGATTTAAGCGCAGTAAAAAATTATTTGGATGTTTTAGATGATTATTTAAAATTAGATGATAGCACCACTATTATAGGTGTTACTGCAACTACACCACAAATACCGTTTGCAGTTAAAATAGCAAAGCATATTGATGCTGTTTATAAAGATAAAGTTTGTAAAACAATACTTGGTGGGCCTCATGTTACTTTAATGAACTCCGCTTCAAAAAATGAAAAAAAGAAAAATTTTATTGGAAGCTGCAGAGCAACAAATGATATTAAGACACTTATAGATACTTTTGATGTTCTAGTATGCGGAGACGGAGAATTAGCTATTTTTGAAGCTCTTAAAATAGACAAGGGCATTATTGACGCAGATGACAAAGACTCACCATTATTTTTAAGTAATAAAATTCTTACTAGCATGCCTCTACCCGCGAGGCATTTGGTTGATGTTGACTCATACAAATATTATATTGAAAACGAAAGATCTATAAGTTTAATCGCACAATTAGGGTGTCCTTTTCAGTGTACATTTTGTTCTGGTAGAAGTTCACCATTTCTTCGAAAAATTAGAACACGGACAACTCAGTCTGTTATAAACGAAATTGAGTACCTCTACCTAACATATAACATGAAAGGGTTTATGTTATATGATGATGAATTAAATGTAAATAAAGAAATGGTTCATTTAATGAGACAAATCACCAAGTTACAAAAAAAATATAATACTGAATTCAAGTTGAGGGGTTTTATTAAAGCAGAACTTTTTAATGATGAACAAGCAGAGGCAATGTATAGCGCTGGATTCAGGTGGTTGTTGACCGGTTTTGAATCTGGTGACGAAAGAATATTAAAAAATATTAATAAACGAGCAACTAGAGATGACAATACAAGATGTGTAGAAATTGGCAAAAAACATGGCTTAAAAGTTAAAGCTCTTATGTCAATTGGCCACGCCGGCGAAAGTATAGAAACTATTGAAAATACAAAAAATTGGCTTTTAGAAGTAAAACCTGACGATTTTGATTGTACAATTATTACAACTTACCCAGGATCTCCCTATTTCGATAACGCTGTTTTTAACGGAACACATTATACTTATACTAGTAAACGAACGGGAGATAGATTACATCAAGCACAATTAGATTATTGTGTAGACCAGGATTATTATAAGGGCGACCCGGAGGGTGGTTATATATCATATGTGTGGACTGATTATATCTCTGCTGAAAACTTGGTTAAGGAAAGAGAAAAATTAGAAACAGAAGTGAGAAAAAAACTTAATATTGCTTTTAATCCTGCCCGACCCGGGTTGGTCTATGAACATTCTATGGGAATGGGCATTACTAATATTCCTTCACACATATTACGCTCTACAAAAAAATAAGGAGATTAAAAAATGAAAGCAGTAGTAACAGGCGGCAATGGTTTTATAGGAAGTCACTTGGTAGATAAATTAATAAAAGAGAAATGGGAAGTCGCTGTGATAGATAATTTATCTGCAGAATGCAATGAACAATTCTTTTTTAATGATAAAGCACATAATCACAAAGTTGATATTTGTGATTATGAAACCATCCTTCCAATTTTTGAGAATGCAGATATAGTATTTCATTTAGCTGCTGAATCACGTATCCAACCAACCATTTTAAATCCATCTCGTGCTGCAGAAGTCAATGTAGTGGGTACCTGTAATGTTTTACAAGCCGCGCGCATACATAAAATAAAAAAAGTAATATATTCTTCTACTTCTTCTGGTTACGGATTAAAAAACAAGCCTCCCTTAACAGAAACCATGCCTAAAGATTGCTTAAATCCTTATTCTGTTACAAAGTGCGCAGGAGAAGATTTGTGTGTTATGTACAATAACCTGTTTGGATTAAAAACTATCACATTTAGATATTTTAATGTTTATGGACCACGCCAACCACTAAGAGGACAGTACGCTCCAGTAGTGGGTTTATTCTTGAAACAATTTGCAAATAAAAAATCAATGACAATTGTTGGTACCGGCCACCAAAGAAGAGACTTTACTCATGTTTTGGATGTAGTGGAAGCAAATATATTGGCCGCGGCCACACAAAATGAAGAAGCATTTGGAGAAGTCTTTAATGTTGGAAGCGGGGTTAACTATTCTGTTTTGGAGTTGGCTAAAATAATTGGAGGAAAGTATAATTTTATTGCGCCGCGCTCTGGAGAAGCTGAAGTAACTTTAGCTGATATCAACAAAATAAGAAATATCTTAGGATGGAATCCAAAATATGATTTTGTGGAATACATGAAAAAAGAAGTAGAAAATATAAAATGACTGAAAAGAAAATTACAGGCTTTATAGCTGGTTGTTTTGATTTACTGCATCCGGGGTATATTTTAATGTTTGAAGATGCTAAAACTATTTGTAATCATTTAATTATTGCGCTTCACGAGGACCCTTCACTCGAAAGATCTCATAAACATAAGCCTATACATTCTTTAAAAGAAAGAGAGACAATATTAAAAGGCATTAAATATATTGATGAAGTAGTGTATTATAAAACAGAGAAAGAATTGAAAAATTTATTATTGGATATATCACCAGATTATAGAATTATTGGAACTGATTATTTAGAAAGAGATTTTACTGGAAAAGATATTGAAGATATTAAAATATATTATCATGAAAGACAGCATGACTGGTCTTATTCAAAATTAAGGAGAAAAATATGTTAAAATTATCAAATGAGGCAGTTGGAGCTGTTATGCTAGCTCTACAAAATTCATTAATGGACCAAAGCGATATTGTACCAGTTTTAAGAGGGTTCGATTTAAAAATTGATGATAAAGAAGAATTATATATTATGAACCCACCGGTGGTAAAACTTGATAATGATTCTGATGAATATCCCATAGATGACGGGTCAGAGTAATTAACCGTGCCCAAATATAGCTATAAGTGTGCACAGTGTAATAATATTATTACTATTTATCATTCAATTGGTGATAAAAAAACAGACTGTGATGCCTGTGAAACTCCTGGCACGCTTAAACGTTTGCCATCTAAATTTAGCTTAAATATACAAGAAAAAAAGAGCAAAGTGGGCGACTTAGTTAAGCACAGCATAGAAGAATTTGGAAAAGAACTTGAACAGGAAAAAGAGAAATTAAGAAATGAATTTTTTCACCCAGATGAATAAATATGTTTTATTATTTTCAATAATATTAAATGGTATATTGCTGATGTTTGTTACAGGCATCGTTCCTTTCTTTTTATATCTTAGCATCATTATTAATTTAATGCTTGTTTGGTATAGTGGTGTTTGTCTGTTGAGAGTTAATAATCTAGAAAATGATATGATTATACTTTTGCAAAAAAACGAAGATTTTCTAGATGAATTAGAAAATATTCATGCTCTAGAAATGTATTACGGAGATGAATACTTACAAAATCTTATTGTTAAGTCAAGAGACTTGGTTAACGATTTTGTTGATATACAAGAAGAATATTTTGATGTAGAAGTAACGGAATTAGAACATGACGAAGAAAACTCGCCGCCCCCGCAAGAAGAATAACTATTTTACAAAAGTGCATGAGAATGCAATTGTCAAATATGCTATAACAGACGATAGATCGGTAAGGTCAGAATTATATATTTCTTATATAGGTCCGGCCTTCGATGAAATGGTCGATAAAATAGTTTATACCTATAAATTTAATAATTTGCCTAATATTGATTATCTCAAAGATGACTGCAAACTTTGGCTAATAACAATACTTGACAAATATGATACTAGTAGGAATTCTAAGGCTTTTTCTTATTTTAGTGTCATAACTAAAAATTGGTTTATCCACAAGGTTAAACAAAATTCAAAAAAATTAAGAAGAGACGTACAATATGAAGATTTAAATAATGAAGTCCAATTGGAACATCTTGTTGTACAACACACGTATGAACATAACAGGGAGCAACAGGAATTTTGGGAGCACCTGTACAAAGAAATGGATACCTGGGAAAATCTTAAATTAAAAGAAACAGAAAAGAAAGTGTTAGAAGCAATAAGAATACTCTTTAACAGCACAAACGATATAGAAATTTTTAATAAAAAGGCTATTTATTTGTATATGAGGGAAATTACTGGACTTAACACAAAACAAATTGTTAATAACCTCAATAGAATAAGAAAAAGATATAGGATTTTCAAAAAAGAATGGGAAAAAGGAAACATTTAAATTCACAAGAATTTGTTGAAGAAGCTGCAGACAATATTAGGAAAGATAGAGCTTTGGCTTCTTCTCTTTTAATAGAGCTGATGAAAATTCTTAAAGCAGATGAAACAAAACATCAGCATTCTGGCCCCGTCGCAGCTAAATATTTAGAAACCTTACAGAGATCTAATGAACAACTCGTTAAGTTAGCTTCTTTAATTTCAAAAAAAGAACATACTTCTGTTGATCTGTCTCAAATGGAGAAATCAGAAATATATGATTTAATTAACGAAAACGAAAATAATATCGAGGATTAAATATATGGGAGATGGTGGAATAGTTAAGTGGGCTGGATCTGTAAAAGATGATGATGGTGACCAAAATTTTGGCAATCAGCAACTTCATGAAGGACGGATGCATCTAAACCGTACTAAGGTAGTGCCAACTTTATTAAAGACCATGCTTGAAAGGGAGTATGGTTACACTGACATTGTGAATAATGGAATTCCTTATATAGCTACTGTATTACATATTTTTAACGGACCTAATTCAGAGAAAGGAGTTTCGACCAAAGGCGTGCAAACAACAGTGGTCAATGCAGACACTTGGTTCGTAAACAAGACGGTTTCTAAACCAACTGAGAGAAGAGAAAGAATAAGATTACTGGCCAGAATACCAGAGTTTGATACGGGGCTAAATTGGCCCATGGATAAGGAGGATTTTATTCGTATATGTGCTCATGGAGAATATCATGAGCGCTCGACACAGAAGACCACTGGTCTCGCAGACACTTATGCTATTCAGGTTGGCGATCAGATTTTGGTTAATCTTCGAGGAAAAAATACTTCTCCATCCGACGGCCGCCAGGCAGGTTGGATAGTTGGTCTTTCACGGAAAGCGTTACTTAGGGAGGCACTCGTTGATATGCCTCATCCCAGTATTCAATTTGCAAAACCCTGTAAGTCTAACAGAGACGTTTCCGGCCCTCCCCCTGAATATTTGCGAGGTGAAACAGAAAAAGAGCCGGCTATAGCATACCCTATAATAGAAAAATATAAAACAAGAATTAAAACCGGTTTATACGGCAACGGTACTCCACAAACAAAATATCATTTTAATAATGCTTTATCGGGAATCCAAGGTGCAAAAAAATCTTTTAAATATGATGTACCTGGTCCTGCTCCTGGAAAGGACGATGCGTTTATTTGGGTTGGCCACTTAAGAAACAACGGTTATTTAGATTTAGTAGATCGTCCTATCAGTCTAGGGAGGGAAACTATTATATACGCCCCCATGACCTTAGACGTCACGTTGCCGATAGAATTAAAATATTATTTTCACGACCGCGCGGGCTTCGGCCATGCATGGGTTAATGGACCAGATACAAAAGTTGGAGAGTCAATCGATTTAGCTGAAACCAAGGGGAACGATTTTAGAGAAAAAATTGCTCCTGCAATTAAAGATATGATTAAAGATAGAAGAAATTTTATTTTAGTTATACCTGAAATGTCTTATTCTAGAGGATTTGGAACAAAGTCAAATGATGTTACTAGGACAAAAAAAATGTCTGTGGGTAAAAAAGCCGGCTACACCGTTGGCACCGCGCACAAAGAATCACCTGCAGTAATAAGAACCAAGATTACAAAATCTGAAGTTTTCAGTACTGTTAAGGAATATTTAAGAGGCCTCCCTGCTGGAAAAATACTTATTGATGAAGGCGTTTTTACAGATGACGAAATTTTAACTAGCAATGTTTTGCAAAAAACTCATTTAAGAGAAAGAGAAACTGTTACTTTTGATGGATCATTCACTGGTGGGTTATTTGGGAGCTTTCATATTGAAGTACTTGATATAATTAAAAATTATTTAGGTAAATACGCTTTTGACAATATTAATTATATATCTATTTTGGCCGACGGCATGGGGGCTATAAATTTAGCATCTATAATTAAATTTACGACATACAGCACAGTACACAACAATGCTGAGAATAGTTTTAAATCTGTACCTATTAATAGAATTGATTATGTTGAGAGTTCAAAAGATATGTTAGAAATTTATAATTTTTCTAAGATGCCTGCCTATTCAATATACGAAGATTATTTAATTTTCAGGGCTGAAGGTTCTGAATACTTTGAATTTAATTATATTACAGAAAAGAATTCTACTCATGGACGAAGCTTTTTTAATAAATTAGGACACATCGATTCATATGATAACTCTATTAAGGCTGCCAGCTCCCACGGTGACAAAAAATTCTCTTTAAAAGTCGCTCCCAACACACCATTACAAAAAATAGAAGTTGCTGCAGACATCAAGGCGGTAATTAATATGCATGTATTGCCAAAAGAGCCTTCATCAATTACTAGCGATACGACTAAAAAAGCAGCATATGCTTTTGTTATGAAAGATGATTTTGTTCTTGCCCCGGATACTTTGGTTACTTCTGACTCTAACTCTTCTCAGACCCCAGTTAATGATTTTGTGCCAGACCACGCCGGCGCCATGGCATCTAAGCCATCTGAAGGCAACGCAAATAAATATGAAAAAGAAATGCAAGGTCTAAAAGTTAAAATAAATACTTTTGCAAATAACGTATTAAATTCTCTACAAACTAAAAGTTTTTGCACAGATCCAAAAACACAAGACTATTGTACGGGAGCCGGCGGTGTAAGTTATGAGTCGAGCATCGCAGCACACTTCCAAAACTACATAGCAGATTTAGAAAATTATTTTTATTATTTTGTGTTACTTCAACATGAATTAAACATTGCTAAAATTAAAAATGTCAAAAAAGAACTTCAAAATTATTTGAATAAGGATCCTTTTAATATTAGTGAAGAATGTGATGATGCTGCAGCAAATAATAAAAATGAAAGTTGGTTTGATGATTATAAAGATAATTTTGGCGGGATGTTTAGGGGTTATGTTGGTACTACTGACAAGTATGATATGAAAAAGGCAGCAAAGAAGCTTGCAGAGGGCCCAACAAAACTAGTGATGCCATCTGATGCTGGCAGGCGCGATTTTTTTGTAACTGACGGAGACATCGACGACGGCGCATCCCGCGGCGCATATGCAAATATTATGTATAATGTCGCCCGCGAAAGAGCTTTAAAAAAGATTAAAGATGATTTAGATGAGTTAATTGAAGCTGCAGAACCGGTGCCTGCCACAGCCCCTAATCCGGATTGTGATCCACCACCAGTAACCTTGGAAGAAATAAGAACTATGGTACCAAGCCGATCAGCTAAATATTCTAGATTTTCTGAACAATCATGTGCTGGTAATAATATAAAAGTTGTTTCAACTTTCAAAGAACTAAAAACCATGCTTTCATGGAATCCAAAAACTAAACCTCTGAAGGAGTCTATGGGTTCAGATAAAAAATATACAGATTTAGTGACTAACATCGACACCGAGGCTGTTGGATACAAAACAAAAAGATTTACATATAGAGCTAGGGCAAAAATCAATCCAGTTTATAAAGAAAGTCCGCTTGTTTGGTCATGCATAGCAGAAAAAATAAGAGAGTCGTGGGAGGCCGCATGCAATATATCAAATTATATACCATTTACAATCACTTCCGGCATCAAAGGTGTTATTGGTAATCCTGGTGTTTCTGCGTATAACAATGGAATGTCAATTGATTCATTTGGATTATCAATAAATGTGGACCCACCATTGGCTGGTTATAGCGGTGATGGAAAACCAGTATATAGTGTTTTTACTGGAATGTGGACTCCGGGTTTTGTTGAAACATCTGCACAAGAACTTTATGATTTAGGTGTATTATACACCAGCCCAAATACAATGAGCGAATCTCCTTTTGCTATTGTCACTTCTGCAGGAATTGGATCACGATATTTAGATAACGCATATGAATCTGGATTTTATTATGATCAAAATATGTCTGACATCACCCTCGCCGAAGGTCACGGAGAACTAGCAGTGCCGGAATTTGAACCGCCCGCCGGCGTCGGCGACGCCTTGGAAGACCTAGGTATGCCACATAAAGCGAAGAAGCCTGTTGAGGCTGATGGTGGTTTTATAATGCCTGAACCAAGATTGGTACCACCAGATCCAAGATTAATAGAAAATTGGTCAGGCGCACCCGATTCATATGCCGGCCCCTCCGGCATCGGTGAAAAAAAAGCAAGTTATAACAAAGATATAAAAGAAGCTGAAGGACAATTAATCGTCCCGCCTGGAGCGAATCCTGTTGTATGGTTGCTAACTTTTTGTGAAAGAAGCGGCATGAAGTGGGGAAATTCTTTTTTCTTAAGAAAAAGATTTGTAGGAGGCAAACAAACTTGGACTCCTGCCGAACAAAGAAGAATAGCGGCTATATATGGTATTCCTGATATAGTTGCTAGAATAAACGCTATTTCATGGCCTGTAACTTCGGTTGATAAACACATGCATTTTCAATATTATGCCGGAGGCCCAATAATAACTTGGGAAGAAATAGAGGAGAAGTAATTTATGTCAAAAATAAGTAAAAAAGCTAGAGATTATTGTGGTTTGACAGACGAATCTAAACGAATTCTTGCTAGCTTATCCGATGACGAAGCAGAAGATTATGGGGGAATATTCGGAGGGGTAAGAAAACAGGCAATGGTTAGAAGGCTTACAGTGCCATCAGAAAATATAGTTGGTGAAGGTCTAGATAACAATGCTTTTATTGTTATTGGCAATGATCGCACAGGAGCCCCCCATACAGGTAATGGTGGGAGGGGGCACACTCAATGTGACGCTATAGATATAGTTGCAGGACTAGGGGGCTATTGCCCGCAGGAGGTAGAAGAAATTGAACTTGAAGATGGGAACAAAACTACGGTAAGGGTAGAAACTAACCCTAATTTTTATCTTGATGCAGCAAGAATCTATATTTCACAAAAAACAGATGTTGACAAAAATTTTGGGATTGGCGGAGAATTCGGGCCAAAAAAGCCAGATGCAGGAGCCCCGGATGAAGAAAATATAGGTAAGTATGGGGGAAAATCAGCTATAGCCATAAAAGCCGATAATATCAGAGTTATTGGAAGGGAGAGCTTAAAACTGGTCACAGGAACAGATAAATTCAATTCTCAAGGTGGCGAGGTTAGTGGCAAGCATGGTATAGAAATAATATCAATGAACGAAGATAGCAAACTACAACCCATGGTTTTGGGCGATAATCTAATTAGGGCATTGAGCAATATAATAAAATATGTTGAAAAATTACAAAACATTGTTCAAGCTCAAATACATTATCAAGCAAAATTTAATAAAGCTGTGATGCAACATAATCACAGATCACCATTTTTTGCGCTTGAAACGTTGCCTTCAGAGGAATGCATGATCAGTAATATACAATGTGATGTTGAAACCATGCTTAATACTGAATTGTCTTTTATGTCTAGTACTTCAAATGGCGCCGGCATGAGAGCAAACTACTTGTCACCAAGTGGTCCTAAATATATTTTAAGTCCTCTTAACAAGGTAAATTAAAAAGGTAAAAAGATGCAACTTGAGATAAGTAAAAATAAGTTAAAAGAAGTTCAGAGTGCCGTAAAAAAGTGGGCCGACGTTGCAATACCGATGTGGCAGAAAATGTTTCAATGGTTGCTGCCCGACGATTTTGATTATGGGTATAGTGGAGAAAGTGTAACTGCTCCAAATTTTAGTGATTTAATTCTTGTTGAGGATGTTCAAGCTGAGCAACTAGCTCATTATGAGTCAGGATTAGGTTTTTTAATACAAATTAATGCTACAATCAAGAAATATCATACACAAAAAATCAACTGGGACGGCGCCCCGCTCGTAAACGGTGAGGTTTTTAGCAACGCCGCCTGGCCTGAACAAGACAAAATTAATAGCGAATGGTGGCATGAGGACTATTGCGCAGATATAGTTGATAATCTCCTCCAAGATGTCAAAGTTTTACAAAACAGTCCCTTATACAATACAGATCCGCAACTCTTGACCGCTATAAATCTTAATTTCGACGGTGCTGATCTTTCTAATAAAGCTGATGCAGTAGTAAAGGCGGCAGGTGAATATTTGTCATTGATGGGCTTATCTTTCTCGACTAAACATGAAATTAGCCCTCCTCCTGACGAAGTCAGCGCTTTATCTCCATGGACAATTGCTAGTGACAAGAGTCTAGAATCTCAATTTGAAAATTTACGGCCTACGTCAACACACTATATCGCCTTCATGCTGGATGAAACAAAATCAGATCTCGACTACCCCGACGCGGGGCCGGGTGGATATTATTTACCGGTACGTTATTCTCCATGGGACGAAACTAATCATGAAAGCGATCCAAAAGAAGTAAAAGACTGGAATGACGAGAATTTTAGATATCTGACCATGGATGGAGATTTTTTTAAGCCAGGATCAAATGCTTCACAACTTGCAAATGGCATTGAATTACCACATGGTCTTGGAGTAATTGTAACTGAGATAATTAACAGTAAAACTGGGGTATGGGTTGGCTTCATAATAGATGAATTTGATCCCCTGACCCTCGACTCTGACATAGCTGTAACGAATAGCTCTTGGCATAACAAGCTTGATGATTTTTATAAATCGGGGGACTATGGCTGGAACGACCCGGCTCACAAACGCCGCGTGCAGCGTTTTTTGTATACTAGGCCAGAGTATTTAAGAATAAAACAGGATTCTAAGGAGATAGGAACAGATAATATAGAACGATCGGCTCTGGATCCACCTATCTCTGATAACATCGTGGTTTCTGAAGAATCAATTGCTGAGGTAACTAAGAACTTGCCACCTGCTCTGGGCAAAATTAATCCACAAGATAACAAAAATTGGTTAACTTTACTTCCCGGCCAAGTAGCGCTTTCTTATTATAGTTTTATAAAACAAAATCATAAACAAACTGAAAAAAAGAATTATGTTGTTGACCACACAGCAATAATAAATAATCCGTCTTTGCGATATTCTGAAGGATACTTTTATTTTGTTGTAGGCCAATCACCTAGAATGTCTGAGCGCGACGCCATCGCCTTACCTAACGAAACAGCAGGCGACACTCTAGAGCAAAAAAAGCTTTATGCTTCAGCACAATCGATTGATCTTGCCAAAGATAAGGCTTGGGAAGCCTTGCTTAAGCATTTTGGCAAAGATATGGACGAGATAGAAAGCAATCCCTTAATACAGCGGTTAAAAAGAAGTTTCTTTGTTACAGCGGCATCTCATGTAAATATCAATACAACAAATCCAAATAACCAGAATGTTTTATTCGCGATTCGGGCAAGCTACATCGATGCTCTTCCTGAGACAAGAAAACCTTATTTTAATGACTTTGACGATACAGATTTCGCAGGAGGCCGAAGCTTTTCGTTTCAGTTTTTAGCAAAAGAAATGGGCAAAATTTGCAGTGATTTGACAAATAGCTTAACTGGAATAAAAAAGAAAACGCAGGCAATAAAGGCTAATCAACCTTGGATGAAAGACGCCGCTGGACAACAGTTCAACATGAAAATCATTGAGGACTTTTTGTTCGATTCTAAGACTACTGTTCATTCGGGAGGCAGCGCACGTCCAGGCCAGTCGCTTATCGGAGGAGCATCCACCGCCGGCGGCTTTCCAGTATTGTTATCAAATTTCTTTAAAAATCAGGTTTATCCACGAACAACAAAAAATGATTATATATCTAAGCTAATTAGCGAAGCCGGAGCTTTGATACTATCTTCTAATTCTAATCCAGATGATCCAGATCATGTAGTCGAAATTGGGATAAGGGACAATGGCCTCGTAGGCTCTGATGTGAGATTAACCATTTCTTATATCTTATTTTCTCCTGATCCAAAAGTTTTAAAGAATCTCGGCGAAACAGAAGAAGGCGAATTGACTGGTCATTTTAAATTATTCTATCATGATCCTTATATAACTGAAGATGAATATAAGACGGATACTATCCCAAGAAGCGCCGTTCCTTTACGAATCGGAATTCCTCTTCTTCGACAAAATTTAGAAGGTGTGTACCCGTCAATGGCTCTTCACTACCTTTTATCACATTCTAGTATATTAAGTGGATATAAATCGTTAGAAGGAAACGATGAAGCCACACCAAAAGCCTGGCAAGATTATTTATTAAGATATTCAGTGCCGCCGATAGCTATTTCAGCACATCCTAGACTACCCAAGGCTGATAATATAAATAACTTAAGTTGTGAAGAGCTTATTAAAACTTTGGACAAGGCCGGTAACGTCTCAGGCTACGAACAACGAATAATAATGGAGAGAATATATACTAATCCTGGATGCAGAAAAGAATATTATAGAAAATTTAAAAAGTCTACGCCGGCGAGCGATCCTGAAATGACCAGGAAAATGTTAGAAAGTAAGGCTGCTGAATCGGAAAATCTTGATGGTAAATCATCATCCGGAGGGGTATCTCAGCAACTTTCACGTCTTTATAACGTTTTATTGAACACTCTTGATATAGAGGGCATTATTCAATTACTTATAGCCTGTATCCAGGCAAAGCTAGGTATACCTCTTACTGCTGAAGCGATTTGTGAGGCGATACTTATTGAAATAATATTGGCTCTCGGTGTTGATGAGATGGCCAAGGCTCTTTATCAGCAGGCCATGAATGATCCTGATAATTATGGGCCTCTTTTAGACGCCCTTAGCAAGACGGCGCCGCCTCTTGACAAGACTGTTTTAGATATAAAAAAGATGTTTGCAAGAGCCCCAATTGCTTCTTATATGGCTCTTCTTTATAAAAAGTTCGATGCCGCTGGTGATGTGGATGAGGACGGCGCCATCGTCGATGCAGCCGGGATCCCCGTCGACCGACTAAGTTGGTTAACCTTGGAAGCAATCTCTGTTGTAAAGCGGATAGAAGTAAAGAAAGTTCCTGTACAACTAGTCCCGGCTGGCCGAGTAAACGCTATTGCTGCAGAAAATTGGAATCCTGATATATCTTCAGGATTTGCAGAATTATACGTTGATGACGAATTATTTGATATAGCTTATGGACACAATTTATCCACTCCAAACGTGTACACGATTAGAGAGATAAATACTGAAAAAAAGAGGATGTTGGATTTAGGATATTCTAATAAAGAAACAGAAGCTTTGTTGGTATACGATGGTTATTTAAAACCAAAAGAAAGCCAAATAAAAAAATATTATGATAATTCAGTCCCGTATGTCGTCGGCAAACAAGCTGTAGAATCTAAATTTCATGAAATTATAACCGGACACCGGCCCCCGGGCAAATACGCAGGTCCTGGAGCTGAAGAGTGCAAGGACGCAGAAGACTTTGACGCATGCGTAAAAGACTTGATGTCTGAAGAATTAGCTAAACAGTTTCTAGAAAGTATAAAGCTTGTAATAGACATACAAGAAATATGTGTGATGCTCGTGGGCCCAATGTTAGACGGACTCGAAGATCTGCTGCGTGATCCCTTCGGCGACAGCGGAGAAGATTGGTGGGATAACTTTGTCGAAGGCCTCAAAAGACAATTTTCTTTTGCATGGCCAACATTTGGTTTTCCTGATAATTTACCAACAGTTAGCCATATGGGCGACTATGGCGCAAGACTATTAGAAACGATTTTAACTTTAGTTGTTGTTTTATTGGGACAAATTCTCAATATAATAATTAAAGAGGCACTTAGAAACTGTATTGAAGAAATCGATGATGACTCCGGCCCGGCTAATCAGCCTTATCCTTCAGGCCGACCTCCATTAAGAATTCCATCACTTGACGCAATCATGTCTGATGGCCCAATCGGTGGCCCCATGCCATTCTCGGTTCTAGCTGACTTAATGGATAACATACTAGATACACTTTCATTAAGTCAGCTATGTTCTTTATTAAAAGGAGAGGCATCAGAGCAAACTTTATATAATATTATGATGCTAGCCCGGGACGGCGCAGATAAAAGAACAGCAGAAATTAAAGAATCTTTTATAAATGAGGGCTACAACGAAGAAGACGCTGCTAGAAAGGCTGGTAAACCGAAACATTGGTCGATGCTTGATATCAAAAACTTGTTTTTGAGCATAGCAGAATCTCCAGATTTTCCTGGGTTAGATGATATGTGCGACACACTTTCTCCTACTACTGCTATGCTTGATGATGTTTGCACTGCTTTTTATGATAGGGACGGTAAAGCTGCACAATTGCAAAAAGCTGGCTTAACTGAAAAGGAAGCCCAGAAGCAGATTGATCAAGATTTAGAAGATTTAAAAAACAAAGTTATGCTATATGCACCAATATTGTTTCCGAATAATAATCAAGGAATTGGAAAATCTTTAAATGCTATTCCTGATATCTGTGATATTCCCGGCGCCTTTTCAATTCCTCCTGGTGTACAACACACCATGGAACTGATAACCGATAATATACTAGATAGTGTTAAAGGTTCATTAATCCAAGATATGATTGCTTTAAGACATTTTGCTGTACCTTCTCGCGCAATGATGGCTGTAACAAATCCGGATGATTTAAAAAAGGCCCACGAGCTGTTTAAAAGCTCAATTGGCAAACCATACAAAAAAAAGGCAATTGCCTTTATCGGAAATCCCGGTTATGAAGAGATGAAAAGCTTAAAAGATATTCCAACATATCCTATTATTTATGGTATAAACAACATTTGTTTTGGTGGATACCGACCCGGCGATGACGGGATGGATGACGAATATTTATCTGATGCAGAAACAAAAGAGAACCTGCAATTTAATAGGGTTTGGGATTCCATCGAAGCTTGGCCCTCTAATATTTTTGAGCATGAATATTTTAAACCAACTACTTTTCTTCGTTTGTTGGCAAATCCGAATTTTTATTCAAAAGCTAAGTGGGGTTTAGGCACGGGGATCCCTGGAGTTACTAGCAAACTTTCGCTTGCACAAAAGCTTGTCACTAGAGCCCTCTCCGATGAACCGCTGGGCGAGAATGGCCAGCCAGGAGGTGACCTCGTAGCCGCGGCCATCTTCAAAGCTCCCGCGGACACACCCTTCATCGGCGCCCTTAATCTGACAGATTTTATTAAATTATTTTGGGCTGACCCTGTGGGTGGAGAGTACGGTGGCCCTATCGTAGATAAACTTCGTATATTAATAAACGAAGATTTTGTACAAGACGTAAAACCAAAATATTTGTCTGAAATGCTTTTTGAAAAAGATCATTTGATGGCTCCTAAAATTTCTGGTTTAACCGAGGACAAACCGCCATCAGGGGGCCCCAGTCTCAATGGTTTTATTGCCCCTCCCGTACCATGGCCAAACACCGAGCTAGCCTGGGAAAATGCAAAAAAAGTTCACTCACTTAATAGTACATTAAAGTCCATACACAAAAATCCATACGTTTGGTCAAATATGTATAAGAGTTATACTGGCTTGCCGGCCACGGAGGAATACATCCAGTTCGAAAAGGAAATGGAATACTTCACCGGAACCACCAGCTCGCCCGACTATGAACCAATCTCTCTCAAAGACCGAGAGGACTGGAGCCCCTCCGGCATAATTGATACCGGAGGCCTCCCGGGTGAGGACTATTATAACCTTGCAAATATGTCACCTGGTTATTATTCACTGGTTACTAACCAGCTGGCTGACATATTCCGTAGAGGCGACGGAGAACATGTGGGTGGCGCCGATGACCACTCGGACGTCAGCGCGTGGTGGATCAAAAATAAATCCCCGGCGAAGCTTTTATGGGCTTTTATGGAATTAACACTTGGTGAGGCAATTGGTCTTACGGACGAAAGAATAGGAACATTATATCCTAATTTCCCTGGTGCGTTTGCTGACGGGGTTATTCTTGGTTTGTCTGGCCCCAGCACAGCGGACGCCCGTTATAAACCTCTATACGTGGTTTTTGATCAAGCATACATGGATCCTGGAAGCCCTCTTTTTGCAGAACCTGCAGCGATGATATCACATTTTAGCGCAAACAAGGACCCAGTCAATCGTGAATTATTCGCCTATCTTTCAGATACCAATAATTTTCCACAAATGTTGGGATACATTAACGAAGAAGCCTTCGACCACCAGACTTTTGAGGAGGCGAAAAGGCTGACGCTTGATAAGAATTTTAATCCTAATATTCTTAAATATGATCTCCCTCTTACAAAGTTGGCTGCTAAATCTATCGCTGGCCCGGAGGGCACTACTACCATTAATGCTAACGAGACGATGCAAGAAATATTTAAGGCCTTCACTGCCAAGGGCTTAGCTGGAGAAAATCTGGGAGAAGCCGGCGAAACGGCAGGCATAGGAAATATAACTTCACTGATCGAAGCCCTAGAAGTGTCGATGAGAAATGATAGTTTAATTTATCAAAATGTTCCGAATATGAGTCAAGATAACTTATTAAAACAACTATCTTCTATTAAGGATGCTTTTAGAATAGCAAAAGGAAAATTAGTTGGTGCCGAAGAATATAATGTACCGCCTGGTGTTTTATTTGGAGAGGAATCAATAAAAAGTGCATTGTTCGATTTTACTTTCGCTGATGAGCTGGATTCAGATATACAAGATTTAATAAAAGAAATTTATGATACTGATACTCCCATAATAGAAATAATAAATAATTTCGAAGATTTTGATCCGGATAATACTCCATCGGGCCTCCTCGTCGAAGCCCCTGGCAGCACACCAGACTCGCCACAAATCCCCACCGCCGCCTATCAGACTGATCCATTAAATATTAGAGCGCAAATATTTGGACAATTTTTAACTTATAAGTTTTTTGAAAAATATGATAAATATAAAATTTTGTCTGGCAAATTTGAAGATTTGGATGTTGATGATTTTAGAAAATCTCTTAAAATAATCCTTTCAACTTATTGTTATAGTTCTTTACAATTCGCATATTCTAATCAAATGTTCGCTAAACTTAAGCGGTCACGCTTGCAAGAAAGAGGCTTTATGAAGAAGCTTTGGGACAAGATGTTAAGCAGTCCTCTAGGCGAAAATATTCCTCCAGTTTGCCAAGATGTGTTTGATCAATTTGGCACATTATCCAGCGCTCAGGCCCAAGGCACAAATACAGATTTCTTTAGAATAGGGGAAGAAAAAACGCGCATAATTGAATTTTATAAAAAATCAATTTGTAAAGACGTTTATGCTAAAAACTCTCCAGAAGAAAATTCTGTTCGAGTTGCTTTATTAGAAGGCATCGTAAAATTAATAGTAAAAATTTATACATTAGAAATGTGCATAGCAAGTATTATTGCTTGGGATAGCTTTGAAATAGGAGAGATTTTTGCAACTGATTTTATGACAAAGGTTATTGTTAATAATATCAAAGAAGACACTGAAATAGAGAAAATATCGTTATATGCTAAAGAAATAGTTAAAAAGGAAATGGGGGCCGATGATGAAGAAGATCTAGCTGATAAATTGAAAGATAGAAGCGCGCTAGCTTACATGGTCGGTACCGCTAGCGATGATATAGCTGGTATAATAAGAGATATCTTTAAAAACGAGAACTATGTGCCTATTTCTACAGACCTTGAATTAGAAATACTTTATAATTCTGATGAGGACTTTGTTAGTAAATACAGAAAAAATATATTACCTGAACGTGGAATAGATCCTAACACAGAATTGACTCCACATCAGGATCCACAGAGGTTTTTTTCTTTACACCAGGCTGGAATCCCGGATTATGTAGTTGATGTAAGGTTCAAGCAGAACATTTATACTATGAATTATGGATCTGGACACATACAAGATCTTTTTGGTGCTGTTGGCCATTGGCCCATGAGTGAGGACTGCTTGAATAAACAAGTTGTAGATGCTGATGACGAAATATTAGGAATGAATTCTTTTACATGTGATCCTTTTCGTGTTCGCGCCCATGTCATTAAGACCAGCCGTTCATGGCCGGCCAAAGAGGCCTCTGAATACATTAATATGTACGGGTTTAATAAGCGCGATGATATAGTAAAGCTAAAAAAATCAAAAAACTTTTTTCATTCTATGCCTTATAACTATTATCAAACTGGTCTGAACTACGGTGAAGTAGCCGGCGGGAACCAGGCGGCTGTAACTGCAGAAATAGAGGGTTTTCAAGGTAGCAACGGAGGCGCCAATTCCTTTGATAACTATTCTCGTCCACTTCTTGGTGGATCTTTCTTAAACAACCCTGTTGGTCATAACGAGTTCGGTACGGAGGTTGAGCACTCTCTCTGGAACAAGCAAAGCGGCTTAGGCAACGATCATTTCGGCGGCGCCTTCGAGGATTACTCAGCATATTGGGACCCGGCGATTAACGCTTACAAAACTAGGGTGCTTAAAAATTATTATATTCCAGATACGGAACAAAAACAATTTGTAAGAATTAATGATTTGATGAGGACATATCTTGGCGGCGCCGATGCATTCAACAAAGAAATGTTTAGGCCTTCACAATTTGGTAATTTGTTTAATGGCACATTCGGTAATGTTACTATAGAACCTTACGTAAGAGTAATTGATTATACAGAAGCCGAATTAGACGAAATCAAGGATAATTTTGATGTTAATTTATATAAGCCTGAAGGCGGCGTCTGGGGCACTGATCCATGTGACGCCCCGGTTGCGCAATTAACAACAAAATACAGCGATTATATGAATGATTTCTTTCTTCAACTTGATTCATGGCGCAACAACAACATATTTAATGCTTATGTTTATGATTTTGTACCACTGTCCGTATGGAGTCATTTTTATAATGAGGTATTTTTAAAATTGCTTAAGACTTTTGAGGCTGGCATCGTCTCGGGCACGTGCTACGAAGAAGAGGGTACCCCGGAGGATCCCTGGGAGACCCAGGCCCTGGCCGGCTGCGAGCCGGCCATGCCGAACGAGAATGACTCTACCCCGCCCCCAATGAAAATTATTTTTGATACGTATGGGCTTGCACCCTTTTTCAAAGAGATAAAATTTGGCTTAAGACTAAGCTATTCTACCACTTTTCCTGTAGACGACCGCGTAGAAATGGCCAATGGATACGGGCTAAAAGAGTTTATGGAACACAGCTTCGGCCGCGGCACGACTCCGCGGCACGGATGCAAGATCCCGGCTCATGGCTTGAAAAATAGTAAAACTCTTTTTGGCCATCGTCCATATTATGTTGAATCAAATGATCCGGAGGTGGACGCCGAGTTGCCCTACCCCATCGAAAGATTCAAAATATGTGACGAAATACAGATACCAATTGTTGAACTTGAAAAAGCAATTACAACAGTTCCTGGAACAAGCCCTATTAAATTTACAGTTGAGGGCAGCGAAGAATTAATACCACTAGAACAACTTGGTTTTTATAACCGATCAACTTATAATCTTTTTGATCATAAATATTGGGAAGATTTAATTAATTCTACAGACATACCGAAGCAGGCCGAGGAGTATGATGCCGCGGCCTTGGACAATATCTGGCAAAGCGAAGAATTATTGAACCAAGCCATGGCCGAAGCAACCGATATCGTCTCGGAGTGCGATCAGCTTTGGGCAAACTATGAGTTTGATCGCAGAGTTACCAATGCGCACAAAATTTATTGGGCTGCCAAGGAACAGTTTATCCAGCTTGTTACGGCGGGAAAATACTGGGATTGGTCGTATAAAGACGAGAATGGCGTGACCCCATCGGGCAACTGGTATGATCATACGATGACTAAATTAGCCAGATATAACAATATGGATCCCACATGGAACGAAACGACATGGTCCCTTTCCACCCAGGGTGGATTTCTATTTAGTCCATGGTACCCGTGGTCCATGGCCGACTACAATAACGGCATCGGCCCACGTCGAGGGTCGTACGATACTCTCGACTACGGTACCGGCGGCGCGACTGATGCGCGCGAGGAGTATGATTATGACTTCGTCCCGGCCCAGGCGAACTGGGTCGAAATGACTGCCGGTGGCCAATTACACTGGCCACACAGGGGTGGATTTGATTTTCGATATTATTTAAATCATTATTACAGTAAGTCCCGCGGCGGGGAAGGAATGTCGTCCACCGGCTATGTCGACCCCAATCATGTCCCTACGAACCAACAGGCGATCCAGTCCGGCGTTGAGGCTTACTGGACCCCCGCGCCAAATTATGAAACCTGGCTTAACCAACTCACCGGCCCCGGCGGTGAAAAGGAGGGCTATTGTCTCTATCAGTGTCAGTTTATACGACCCACGCGCCTTGCTCTTGAATCATCCATGATCCTCGGCGAAGCGCTCACCGGAATCGACGCGCACTACTACTCCGCCCCGGATCCGACGCTCACGCCGGTACCCCCACACACACTCGAAGGGCCCATGGCCCACGAGCACAATCCCAGTACATACCACGACTGGACCCACGACCCTCTTATGCCCAGTACCCCTGCCTCCGAGACGGTGATTATCCACGCGGGGAACGACGTCCCGACGGTGATCACCCAGCCTCGTGGCGCCCCCATCTCGTCCGGGGTATTCTCTACGTACGAAGACTATACCGAAAAATCGATTTATGTTAATGATGCACATTTATTCAGCGCAATCTCGCCCGGTAGCTTGCCCCCGGGGGACCCGCTCTACTACCAACTCGTGTCTGAGCAGACCCCTGAAAACGCCAGCGCATTTTGGAATTATTTAATACATCAGAAAAGATATCCTCCGCCCATAGATACAGAAGATAATATCACCACCTGCTCTGAAAAACCGCTCCTGTGCGAGACACTTGATGGCGATGCATGGTTTGCAGAAAATTTTCCTGAATTAGCTCCGTTTTTCCCGAGCATCAAAGTTATCGATATGGTTGCCGCTAACCCTCGTAGCCATGACGCTCAACCCACCGAGTATCGAGTTGAGAAGCCGGGCCCCGAGTGCCCCGAGAACCTGAAACCCGCCGATATCTTCGACACTTTAAAGGTTGGCCTCTACGACCAGATGGTCCAGGCCTATTACGACAGTTTAGGACAGAATATTTCGTGGAATCCGGGTCCACTGGGAGGAGGTATAGGTCCAGTTTACCAAGGGACTCTTGGGAACTTTGTTGCGGACTATGTTGAAGAGGGTTCTATGGTTTTTGCTCAAACTGTTGAGTTAGGAAAAAATGAAAATAAAGATGCCATAAAACATTTAACTACTAATTTTCATCAGTTCTTTTATAAAAATTTAGCTCAAAAAATGGTTAACGAACTTCAAGCTACTCCAGAATTTAGATTAATGTACGAATACTTGTTTCCAATGAAGAAATATATGTCTTTATCTTTTATGTATGCTAGTGATAGTTTATCAAGATTTGTACCAGACCCAACAGATATATTAGATATAACAAAAAATACTTTATTTCAAGTTTTAACGGGAATAGAAAATTCTTTAGATTATACATATTTGCCGGATGAATTAAGCAACTTTTTATCAAAACAATTAAATTCGGATGATATTAGCACTCAAGCAAAAAAACCAAGTATGTGGAAAATAATATTATGGATGATAATTCGTACTTCCTTATTGGTTCTTAAGGGGTTTGTTGAGGTTACTGACCCGGCTATTATAATAGCTAAATTTATTATTGATACTATCAATGCGATACAACAAGCCGTTATAGGATTAATCGAATCAGGCATTAATACTGCAAAGGCTGCGATCAATGCGGCTAAAATGATTGCTGATTCTACTCTTAAGATGGCTGAAATAAACATTTCTATAGCGGCTTCAACAATATCAATGATGATAGATCTCACTTTGAAGTTCATGAAGATCCCAGATGAAGAAAGCGAATCAGGATTTGTACAGGAGGAAAATAGTGAAGGCGTGCTGGAAGATGTAACATTAGACAAATATGTTGTATTCGACACAGGGGGAGAGGGTGATGACGCAAAATCGATAGAGGACTGGGTAATTTCAGTTACCCCTCTCACTCCATTGATGTATGAAAAACTGGGTGAAGAAAATGCCACGAAATGGGATGAACTAGGAGTTGAGATTGATAAAGCCAAGGACCTCCAAACAGACTATATCAATGCCAAGAAAGAGAAAGAGGAGCTGGAAAAGACCGTAAACACAACAATTAAAGATATGGAAGATGCACTAAAAGACGCCAAAAAAACTATGAAAGAAGTATTTGCGTCTCCTTTCTTGTTGCCTGGCATGTGGGCCGCGATGCTTCCTTCAGCTCATATCTATGGAGGAGGCCTCATGTATCCTCCATTGCCTCCAGTTGGTCCGCCGAGTACAGTACCTGGTATGATCTATCTTGTTTTGCTTTTCTTGGATGGCTGGGAAGATATGATGCATGAACAATCGCAGTTAGCAAACGAAGATGTTGATTGCGAAGATTATCTTTAAACCTATTCCTGGTATGATTTTAATCGTTTAACTATTTATACATGTATCTAGTATATCAAGAGGAAGCAAATGAGCAGTATAGGGCCAAGAGTACCTTTGCAAAGGGATCCCGACACATATGGATTTTATCTAGCTGTAACTCAGTATAAAGATGAAATACAACAAAATTTAAAAAATCTTCTTTTAACTTCTCCGGGTGAAAGAATGATGAACCCCAATTTTGGCGTTGGATTAAGACATTTTTTGTTTGAACCTAGAATTCATAGTATTACTGCTATGAGGCAAAAAATTGAGTCTCAAGTGAGAAGATACATGCCGTTTATAAGAGGTCTCAAGGTGCAATTTAATGCTGGGTCTGATCAGGAATATTTAGATAATTCAAATATTTTATCGGTTAATATTATTTATGAGATACCAAATTTAAATTTGTCTACTAACTTATTATTACAAAAAGAGGATATTAGTTAATTATGACAAAAGAAGACAAAAAACTTATAAGATATACAGATAGAAATTTCAACTCCATAAAAGAAAGTTTAGTAAACTATACTAAAAGGTATTATCCTGATATATTCCAAGATTTTTCTGAGGCCTCCTTTGGTTCTTTGATGCTGGATACTGTATCTTATGTGGGAGATGTACTTTCTTTTTATTTAGATTACCAAACTAATGAATCATTTTTAGATACCACTATTGAATACGACAACATCGTTAGGCATGGGGAACAAGTTGGTTATAAACAACCACTAAGAGCAAACTCTTTTGGTGTGATTACTCTATATGTGTTAATACCAGTTGCTAGTAACGGAACAGATCCGGATGTCGATTATTTACCAACTTTGGTAAGGGGCAGTAAATTTTCTTCTGCTGGGGGACAAATATTTACTTTAATCGATGACGTCGACTTTTCAAATTCTGACAACGAGATTATAACAGCTACTTCAAATACCGGCGACGGCGCTCCCACGGCATATGCTGTGAAAGCATATGGGCGGATTATCTCTGGAGAGCTAAACGAGCAAACAATAAATGTAGGTAATTTTACCAGATTTTTAACAGTTTCTTTATCAGATCCGAATATCACAGAAATAGTATCTGTTGTTGATACTGAAGGCCATGAATATTTTGAAGTTGATTATCTTTCACAGGATACCGTTTTTAGATCAGTTACTAATAAAGATCCTGAGACTACTCGCTATGTACGAGAAAAAATTGTGTCAACTGCAGTACCAAGGCGCTTTGTTACTTTTAATAGATTTGGACAAATTTTTATAAAATTTGGTTATGGTTCAGAATCTTCTTTAAAAACGGACAATATAACCCATCCTTCTAATATTGCATTAAAAATGCATGGAAAAGAATATGAAAAAGAAATTGGTTTTGATCCTTCAAATCTTTTAGTAACGGATAAATTCGGTATTGCACCTGCGAACACAACGCTAACCGTTACTTACAGAACAAACACAATTGATAATGTTAATGTTGCTAGTAAAGGTGTCAGCGGGGTTACTGAGGCTTTACTCGTTTTCGGAAGTAACGCAACAAATTCTGATAAAATTGATTTAGTAAGGGATAGCCTAGAAGTAACAAACGAAAAGCCCATCCTTGGAGACGTTTCTTTGCCAACAGCTGCTGAATTAAAGCAAAGGGTTAACGACACTTTTGCTTCACAAAATCGCGCGGTTACGTCTGACGATTATGAAGCATTAATATACAGAATGCCGGCTAAATTTGGCAGAATTAAAAGAGCAAAAATTTTAAGGGATCATGATTCCTTTAAGAGAAATTTAAATTTATATATTTTGTCAGAAGACTCTCATGAGAATTTTATAATTAGTAATCCTCTTTTGAAAAATAATTTAAAGATATGGCTTAACAATTATCGTATGATTAATGATACGATTGACATTCTAGATCCTAAAATTATCAATATTAAAATTAATTTTGTTGCAGTAGTCGACTATTCACAAAACAAGTTTGAAGCCCTCGACGCCGCGATCGATGAAGTAAGAGAGATGTTTGAGGAAAAATTAGATATTGGTCAATCAATTCAAATTACAAAAATTTATAATGTATTAAACAACTTAGATGAGATTGTTGATGTCACGAATGTAAAAGTGGAATATCAAACTGGATCTAGATATTCTGAGGAGACTCTGAATATAGACGACTATATTTCTGCAGACGGAAGAATTCTTTATGCTCCTGAGAATGTTGTTTATGAATTAAAATATCCGAATCTTGATATCAAAGGAACTATTAAGTAATGGGAATTAAAGATTACAAAGCAACAAAAGATAATACCATAACTAATGGTTTTAAACTAATTTCCTCAACGCGCGGCACTGGGTCTAACATGGGTGCTGCTGACATTTTAGAGGTATATTCTATATATGGTCAAAACACTACTTCTTCAGCCGAGCTTTCCCGCGCGCTAATCCAGTTTCCGATTACTACAGTTTCTTCTGACAGAACTGCAGGCATAATTCCGGCTTCTGGAAGTGTTAATTTCTTTTTAAGAATGTTCAATGCACGTCATTCAGAACAACTTCCAAGAGATTTTACTGTAAATGTGCTAGCCGTATCTCAATCCTGGCAAGAGGGGTATGGCTTAGACATGGATGGGTATTCTGATCTGACGGATGATAAAATAGAGGGCTCGAACTGGATGAACAGAAATTCAAATCCAGCGGCGCCATGGGCCCAAGTTGGCGGTGACTATCACTCTTCTTCTTATATTCCTGCTGATACAATGCCGAATTATACTTTTACTTTTAGCGATGGCGATGAAGATCTTTTAGTTGATGTAACCGCTGCCGTAGAGGAGTGGATTACCGGCACACAAGCGAATAATGGCTTTGGCATTTTTCTTACTTCCAGCCAAGAAGCTTATGTTGTTGACACATCCGCCGCGGATAGCGAAGATGGCACCGGTGCTGGTGTTCTTTTGAATACAAGCGGGCAAAAGAAGAGTTTTTATACAAAACGATTCTTTTCTAGATCAAGCGAGTTCTTCTTTAAGAGGCCGTCTTTAGAGGCTCGATGGGATTCTAGAATTATGGACGATAGAGGCAACTTTTATTCTAGTTCCTCTATCGCATCTGCCGCCGATAATTTAAATAATCTATATTTATATAATTACATTCGAGGAAACCTTAAAGATATACCACACAGTGAAACTTTAACAGTTAAGTTATATGCTAGCTCTAACAATGCTCCAGTTGGTGCTGCTCTTGCATCGGCTGTAGCTAACACTTCGAATACAGGAATTTATAAAGCACAAATGGCTATTGACACTACCTCTTCCGTTTTACATGATGTTTGGTCCGGCAGTGTTGGTGGTGAATACAAAACAGGATCCATAAGTATAAGAAATTTTAACAATACTAGTGTCCTACTTTCTAACGATTTTAAACAGTTTACCACAAAAATAACCAATCTTAAGTCAAGATATGCAAGTGACGAAACAGCAAAACTTAGAGTATTTACCAGACCAAGGAACTTTAGTCCTACAATTTATAGTGTTGCTAACGAAGAAATTCAACATGTAATAAATCCCAGCGCATCTTTTGAGATATTTAGAAGTGTTGATAATGAAACAGTTATAAACAATTCAACTGGTAGTGCTACTAGGCATACATTTTTATCATATGACAATTCTGGTAGTTATTTTGATTTAAATATGTCTTTGTTGGAGCCGGGTTATATGTATGGAATAAGGTTTTTATTTTATTCTTCTGATGGTTGGAGAGAACAGGAAGAAACATTTAATTTTAGAGTTGAAAACAGTTAATATGGTTGGATTATTCTTATGAGTGTAAAAGATTTATTTAATAAGGGTTATTCGCTAAAATTTCTTAAGAATAAAAGTCAAGAAGATCTTCGTGAAGATCTTGAATCTCAAAGATATCTTACAGCTTATTCTAAAAAATCACAAAGATTTTTACCTGATACAGATTTTACTACGGCATCTAATTTTGCTCGTTTTGGCCTTGCTGAAGAATACTATGATACTGCGATTAAGCGTATTTATCAGACATATCCTTATGACGGATCCCAAGCTGAGAAAGTTGAATGGGAAAATGAAAGTACATATTTAGATCTTTTTATATTCGAAAATGAATATCCAAGAACGAATGGCTTTGTAACATTTAATAGTGGATCATCAACATATACTAGTGATAAGGGGACTGGTTTTTATAGTAGTAGTTCTCCTCAATATGTGTATTTCACCGGTGGTCCGCATGCTGATCCGGGTGGCGATTATAAGAGTGATTTTTCGGCCGGCCCTTCCAAAAAGGGCGTATCAAAAGCTAATATATATCATACAGGAAGTCAGAGAACAAGTAATTTAGAGTTTGATCTAGAAAAAGGCGCGACCATTGAATTTTGGATGAAAAAAGATGGTTATGCCTTATCTGATCCTGCTACATCAGATGCGAATGAAGTGATTTTTCACCTAGCAAAGTCCGGATCCTATAGTGAAACTTATAATCAAGAAATTCTCATATATAAAGGTACCGGCGCCGTAGCAGGCGCAAATGTGGGAATTTCCATATCTTCCGGCTCAGCACAACAAACATTTATACACAATATTGGATCTGCTACCGCTATGTCTGATGGCGCTTGGCATCATTATGCATTTACTTTTAAAACGACTAATTCAAAAACACTCACAAATTTATATGTAGATGGGATTTATCAGTCTCAAGTTATACAAGGAACGACTTTTAATTCTTTTGACGGTCCTTTGGTCGCTAGCATCGGCGCGTTCGCACACCATGTAACTGCATTTGGTGTTTACCGAGGCGGTGGTAATATTATTTCATGTTCTTTTGATGAATTCAGGTATTGGAAGACAGAGAGGGACGCGCAACAAATTGGTAGATATTACCGCGATCAAGTTGGTGGAGGTACAAACACTGATAATATAAAATACGATGACGTCACGAATTTTGTTGATTTAGGCGTATATTATAAATTTAATGAAGGTATCGCAGGTGATTCCACAACAGATGCTACAATATTAGATTATTCTGGTAGAGTTTCTAATGGTACATTTATAAATTATTCTTCTGAATGTAGAAACACAGATTCAGCTATTGTTTTAGCCGGCGCAGCATCAAAAGAATTCAAAGATCCTATTATTTATTCTACTCATACTTCTGTGAACAACTTGATAAAGGAAAAGAGACTTTTAGGTAAAATGCATGATGATAGCAACCCGGCCTCTCTTTACAAGTCAGTTCCAGGTTGGCTTTTAGAAGAAGACGAAAGAGAATCAAATCATTTAAAATATTTAATGCAAATTCTTGCTAGCTATTTTGATGATTTATACTTACAAATAGAGAAATTATCAAGTTTAAAAGACATTAATTATCCAGATGATGCCAACTATGAGAAGCCTTTACCTTTTGCCGATCGGCTTCTTGAAACTAGGGGATACGACGCTCCAGAATTGTTTGCTCATGCCAGTGCCATGGCGCAGTACCTAGAGAGAGATGAAAAAAGACTTTTTGAGAAGAAATTATATGAAGTAAAAAATATAATTTATCAAAATGTTTATAATAATCTTTCTTATATTCAAAAATCAAAAGGCACGTATAAATCACTTAGAAACTTTTTAAGATGTTTTGGCGTTGATGAAGAACTAATAAAACTTAATATATACGCAAATAACGATGTTTATGAATTAAAAGATAATACTACTAATGTTGCGTTACGAAAGAAATTCATTGATTTTGACGATCTTGAAACAAGATACGCTGCGTCGGGCCAGACATCTGGATCATTCACTGCAACGGCATATCAATACAAAGATTCTTCTGTAAACAATACAATTTCTTATATACCAGCAATATCTGCTAATCAAGCCTCCGGCGCCGCTTTAACTATTGAAGCAGAGGTTATAATACCAAAGAGGGCCATCGCCGGCGATGATAATTTTAAGTTATATCCTTCTTTAATTTCTTCTATTTTCGGTATGCACGCAGTTTTAGAATCAGATAGTGATTTGTCTTTTGCAGCTGACGATACAATTAATTTTAATATTGCTATTAATAAATCAAGCCTGGATCTACGAACTGGTTATTTTTCTTTGACGACCCGCGGCTCGTCAAATATATTATCGGATGTACAAAGTGACAGTTATATAGGCTTATATGATAACCAAAAATGGAATCTTGCATTTAGGCTTAAACCAACTGGATATCCAAATCCTGCATCAGTAGTTAGCGCGTCTGCCACATATACTTATGAAATGTATGGCAATAATTATATGTCTAACATCATTCAAAATGAATTTTCTGTATCTGGTACAATAAGCCTTTCAGATGCTACAAAATTCTTTACGCAGCCAAAAAGAATTTTCGTCGGTGCCGAAAGAACTAATTTTACTGGCAGCACAGTAGAAAAATATTCTGATGTTAAGGTATCCTCTGTAAGAGCCTGGTATAGTTATTTAGATGATGAAACCATGCGTGATCATGGCAAATATTCAAATACTTATGGTGTTTTACATCCACTGAAAAACGCAAATTTAACTGATAAAACTGATTTTTTGGGAACAAAAATTCCGCAAATTAAGACGTTGATATTAAATTGGAACATGGATAATTTGACTGGTTCAGATGGAAATGGCCGATTTATGATTAGTGATTTTTCTTCAGGTTCTAGCGATACTTCAAATTATGGTTTTTTAACTCCTGTTCTAGAAAAAAATTATACTGGTCGTGGAGATTTTTTTGAATCTGCGTTAGAACAGCGTGATCAAGCCATCGATGTTGAATTTGTCCAGACAGCAAAACAAAAATTACCAGAGGTTGTTAATAGCGACGATATGGTAAAAATTCTGAATAAACAAGATGACGTGGTTTTCACCAGAGAAACAACCTATGTACAGCATTTGTTATCAGTAGAAAAAAGCATGTATCAGACCATTTCTGAAGAGATGATGAGGTTTTTTGCTTCGGTTACCGATTTTAACAATTTAATTGGTGAGCCCGTTAATCGTTATCGGCCTAACTATAAAAAAATAGAGAAATTAAGGGAACTATTTTTTAGTCGTGTCGAAAGCGATCTAGAATTAGAAAATTTTGTTGAATATTATAAATGGATAGACGACGCTGTTACTATAATGATTGCACAGTTAATCCCTGTTTCAGCAAATACTGTTGAGTTATTAAGAAACATGGTTGAAAGTCATGTTTTGGAGAGAAACAAATATTGGACTAAATTTCCCTCACTTGAATCAGAACCACATAATCCAATATCCTCTATTAAGGGAGTCGAGGAGCTAAAATACAATTGGAAATTTGGCCATGCCCCCGTCGCTCCAGAACAAAACACTAATCAAAATCAGAATTGTTTGTGGTGGAAGCAAAGAGCAGAGAGAAATGGTGCTCTTTCATCGAGCGTGGCTTCAGTTAATAATGACAAAAGCAATCTTTTAAAAATTATTGTCACAGAGGTCGGTAACGAAGATATAACGTTAAAAACGCCTGCAGGAGTAAAATATACTAAGAGTTATTATTCAGATAGAAGCCTGGCAAGACCATGGGATATGACATCTGGTATATCACTGCAGTTAAAAGGAGGCTCGAACCCCAAACACACAAATAGACAGGATTTGTACAAGAGCGTTATAAAATGGGGTAGTGATGATGACTTTATCTTTATAGATGCGGACAACGAAACACCAAAACCAGACTGTACTGACGAGTTGATCCCTGATGAAATTAATAAAAAGTTGTTTAGAGCCCGAACACTAACTATGCCGGCAACTGAGACAGCCAACTCAGATGCAACAGGTGCAGGTTCAAACGATCAAAATTATGATGATGCAAAATCTGCTCTTTTATTACCTTTTAGCATGTATTCTTCTTCAATCGATACTGGCTATAGACAAACATATGTCACTGGTACTATGCCTAAAATTGAATTTGCAAATATGCATGATGATAAATATGGCTTTGACGCAGAAGTGCCAATGCAAGGCCCATTTACTGAAAAAAATGTTGGTGGAATGCAACATCGGCATGTTGATTTAAATCGCCATGATCCTGTTATCAACTCTACAACAACAAATAAAATAGACTCTCCACTAACCAGGCCAGAAGGTTGGCATTTACAAGAATTTTTAGATCAAGATTTTATTGATTATCTTTTTCAAGAGTGGTTTACCAACGCAACAACAACCGCTACAACTGATGTTTCTATTTTAGCTTTACCCTATGGAGATATTTCTGGTGAACCAAGCGAGCATGAATATTGGAAAAACGGCGTTGGGGCCGACAATTCATGGACATTCTTAAAAGGGCCGACACCTTCTGCTGGAACTGGTCCCGGTGGCTCTGCACATGCTACCACTACTTATGCTTACTGTGAAGTTCAGCCATCTAAAGTTGGCCAAACATTTAGTTTGGTATCACCTTTAGTTGATTTATTAGAGGTTGATTCAGGCGATGTTAAAATACGTTTTAGTTATCACATGCATGGTATTCATATAGGCAATCTGAAGGTTCAAGCATCGCAGGATCCTAATTTTGAAATTGATGTGGAGGATCTCTTGGTTGATTGGGGCACTTTTCAGAGCACTGTTATTTCCGGACAGCAGCACACTAATGAAGCAGATTCTTTCACCACCAATGCCGAGGTAGGTTCAACATCGTCGGGCAATGGTCTTGCAAATTGGCTTGGAAAACGTTTTTATATAAGATTTTTCTATACTGCTGGTATAAGCCACCTTGGTGATTGCGCTATTGACCGCCCTCGTATTTACAAAGGAAACGATGGCATAGGCATAACACAAAATTCCTTTAAACTCCTCAATCCAACTTATGACAACCATCATAGACCAAGCGCAATTTACACACGGCAAGAATTTGCAAAACGCCCTGTAAACATTCGCAATATTCACATGACTGGAAATTCACCTACAGTTGCAGGAAATTATCTTAATAGATACGAATATATCAGTACAACAAGCCCCGAAGCCAATGATCCATTTTTTGTGAAGAATCCAGATAAAATTGCATCGTCACAAGAAAGCCCTGTACTACATAAAATTGAAAATCTTTTAAGTACACCACCAGGAACAGCTCGAACCGCGCTGCGCTACAAAAATTATAGACTTCCTGACCGATCTTATATAACTGGTACTTTTGATAATACAACCGGAAAGTGGTCAGATGGGACGGTTAAAAACAGAACAAGAATAATGACAAGATTCACTGCGCATAGCGGCTATGAATCTATGTCTCGTGGTTATTTAGATACTGCTCATGAGACGTATTCTGTATACAATGTTATGACATATAGAAATATATCATCAAGAGTAATACATAACACACAATTGCAAGCCCACCAGGGCCAACATGGCGTTAGTACACACGGAGAGGGGTTCGTCTCGCACGGTATCGCCCGGGGCAATCAGGTTGGGTATGGGTCCGTCCGATGGGACGGCGCGCCATCTAATGGAAATACTTTAATATTAACAAACTATCAAGGTAAAATTGTTACTTATAAGATAGACACTTCTAACACTCATATTGATGGTCGTCTTCATAGCGATGGTATTAGCATAAACGTTGGCATGCACGGCGCCTCAGCTGACGACACCCGAGCCGAGCGTCTAGAAGCGGTTATTAACGCCACCACCGGTATCGATATAAGCGCCGATAGTGTCACTATCGGCTCTTATAATGTGACGCGCGTATACCAAAAATTCCCGTCGCGTCTAGGGAATACTAAGATTATTAATAATATTACTAATACAACTTCTTATGGTTTTACATATAGTGGTTATAACGCAAGAGTATTTGGAGAAGGCGATAAAGTTGAAAAAGTTGGATTTATAAATTCTGAAGATTATACTCTTTCCGTTGGCAACGAGGCCGGCCAGGCCGCAAAACATAAATATCATAGAAACAATTTAGAAAGAATAAGATTTCTTGGTGATGACCCAACATCAAATAGTGTAACTTTTCTTACGGCCTCCTCATATGATAACGCTTTTGTTTCTCATATGATACCAAGAACAGATAAGCAATATGCATGGATAACAGGATCATTAATTTAGTGTATAATCTAATTATATTATAGGATTGAGGCAGAAAATGGCGACAAACGAGACATTAAATTTTATAAGTGCGAGCGAACTAGTAATTTATCAGGATGGAGATGATCCTTATTTTGCAGGCTCTAAGCCGACGCTCGACGGCGCCGGGTTTTCTGAGTGGTACGCTTTTGATTTTGTTGGTTTAAACATAGGAATAGTAGACCCAGTTAGTTCTTCAGATAACATAGTTGGATATCCAGCTGCAGCTGCCGTAACTAATTATATAAATCGTCCTGTTGGATACGGTGTCTCTGGTCATAACGATTTAATGTCCCTAACATCCGACGCCGCGGCGCAGACGTTAAACCCTCTTTTACATCATCGGAACGGCCCTTATGGACATCCTACATGGAAACAAATAAGAGGTGGCCAACATCCTGTCGCGAGACACTTTCGCTTGAATAACACGATGTCGGTTGATTTACAATGGCCAGTAGATCCTATATACAGAGAATCTCTCCGACGTGAGCGACGTGAACAACAGGAAAATTATAATTTTATAGAATACGATATATACCAGGAAGACCAAAATATAATATTGAGCAATCCAGTATATTCTGATTACTTTAGTCCTAAATTACATCAATATTATGAACCGGTTTTGACAACAAAACATAAGCCTCTGGAATTTAAAGCAACCATACCAGGAGGCGGACCGATAAGAGTTAGAACATCTTTTATGAATAAAATGATGGATTTTTCTAGTGACGATTTAAATAAAGATTTGCGATTTTCTTCTGGGATCCCTGCGTCGGCTCTGCCGCTCGGCGGAGGTATACCATGGAAGAGAACAAACCAAAAATATTATAATATTTTTCGTATGGCAAAGGCCACGGGCGCTACTTTATTTATATATTCTGAAAGACTTTATCCTAGAGAAATTAATTCTTATAGAGCATTCAAAACAAAAAGGCCAAATTATGAAGAAGCTCCTGGCACTGGCCACAATGGTTATGATAGAGCGCTCCATCGTCTTTTTTGGAAGGACACCCAAGGCGGAGATACTTCAACAACAATAACTTCTTCTGCTACTTCTGATGGTACCACGAGATTAAGAACTGTCGGCACCGCCTTAAGCTCGGTAGAAACTTTGCAGAATATGAATTTTTCATCAACAACGCTTGAATTTCTAACTGGTTCTGCTCTTATATACGGTTCTTCCGCAACAGCGTCTTTAGTTGACGGAATTTCGAATCTTTTGGTCAATTCTATCACTAATGGCGTGGTTACCGACAGATACTATCACGCACATGCATCCGGCGTAATTGATCAAAAAGATGCTCATCAACCTTACCCAATATCTCTTTTAAGCTCCTGGCCCCTCGACGCTAGAGACGATATATATGATAAGCCTGATTATTTAACTTCTAGTATAGGTGGGAAAGGTTTACAGATTGGTTTGACTCCGCACAAAGGAGGCCACTACGATATCGTGGATATGGATGACAATCTTATAGGCTCAAACACTTTGTACAACACCATTCGACACTCCGGCCAAACAGCAATTTCAGCATCTTCAGTAATACAAGCTGCAGTTAACTTGCATACTGGCTCTGCTGGGGAACTGGTTTATAGTACAAAACCAACAATATTTTATGCTGAGGGCACGGACCACAAATTCGTCACCGGCGGATATAAAGCACCAACAGCCTCGCTACAATATAATAGGCACACTTATCCTTATAACACACCATTTTATGTTACCAACAGGGTGCGAGGACGTAATCCTTTTTATAAATCATATGATGACTTCGTAAGCCAACTAAAATATCTAGGACGTGATTATTCTATTGTGCCAGAATATCGATATTCTGATCATATGGATTACTATAATACAACATATGGTACTACTTTGAGCGCTCCGAATAAGCTTCTTTTTAAGGAAGCCATTTTTGACACGGAGGCCCTCGGTGGTGATATTGCACATCTGGGAAACAAATTGGTGAGAGCGGTGTCCTTTATGGACTGGTCTGACTCAATCGAGAACCCACCGAGCGAGGAGTTGTTAGAGATTTATAAAGCCAGTTTTTTGATATTGGATGGGGCGGATGTCACTTCTAGCGCGAACGCAACAGGGAGTTATCTCAAAACAACAGATCGATATAAATATAATGATATAAGTGGCGCCACAGCTGTCACACCTCCAGGATTCACGCCGAGTATCTATACTTATTTAGGAGATAAAACCAGCGTAGATTTTGATGGTAAATATGCAACTACTGATTCCACAATTAATTTTTCTAATTTATTAGAGATTCCAGAAGGCTTTACTGAGGGGCAAGATTCAATTCCACGATCTGTAAAGTTTAAGTGCTCTATTATAAAAAAGCTTTTACCATATAACGGATTTTACCCTGTTACAAGAACAACACAGATAGGCAACGCGTTTAAAAAAGAATTTGTAGCAGCTTCGGGCTACACAGGATCGATGACCGAGACCCCGAGCGGGTTTTACTCCTGCGAAGACCAAGCTTATTTGCAGGCTCTGTTGGAGCCGTTTATGGCTCCTGGCGTCCTATACAACTCTATAAAATCTGGTATTGCTGTTGATTATCCAATTTATACCGCCAGCATGGGTGCCTCCGACGCCGCGGCTGCAGCTTCAAGGCCTAATTACCATGTCCCACGGCCTTTCATTAGCTCTTCTGCCGATGGGTCAATCCTTCCACTCCGGGAAGCAGGCCCTCATCACCACGCTTTATCTTCATCTTATCATGGCGGTTTACATATGCTCGGCGCTAGTCATTGTATTCCTTCAATATTAACTTCTTTTTATGGCGCCAGGTTCCCTTTTCGTTATTTATATAATCTAGATGAACTGGAATTACAATTTGGGGGTGATACAAGGCCTTCGATTCATTTGGTTTCTGATTTTGTTGATTTGAACAGGTTTACACAGACCTGTACAGTTCCAGGGGGGGATTGCACGGATTCTATGAGCGGTAGTATACTAATCGGAGACCCTTCTGTGACGTTACCGGACGCCGCAGGTTTTACTCAGTTACGCCATGGTAAATACTTTTCAATGATAAATAATTATTTGTCCGAAACAATGGAATTTTTTCTAGCGGATGTTACTAGTTTTAATACAAAATTGCCTATTGTGACGACGAGCCCTTTCGATTCTGGCCCAAACCCAGTATCACCTATCACACCGCAGTCAAAAGAATATTTGATGGAAGTTTCTTTAAGAATGGGGAAATATCAAGTTATGTGTGAGGGCCCTCGCCAAGCTGGAATTGGTGATCCTGATTCGAATTTATTTGATCAAGCCGGGACCGACCAGGGCTTTTGGCTGAGAAACTCCTCTATGAGAGGGTATATATATGGTCCTCCTATGGAGATCATACCTGCCAACGCCCCGGGCGCCTCGGGCAATGATACTTGGTATCCAAATTCCGCCGTCGCCATGAAAGACGCTGTGATACAAGATATCGATTATTCTTCTTATTTCGCTGCCAATTTACAAGACCCTGCATATCATGCTTATACACCGCCATATTTTTATGGAAAAAGCTCTATGATTTATAAATTTTCAGCTGAGGAAAGTGACAATATAAGCCTCCCCAATCTTGTAAACAAAATGGCCATCGCGGGCGTAACGGGCTCATATTATGTTAACACGTATGACACACCAACTTACAATTTCACAACCCCGAAGAAAGGCCAGGTAATTGCAAATGAATCACTATCATTAACAACACCAGCAACTGATTCGACTTCTGGTGGTGCAAGAGCAAAAATGAAAATAGATGCTAGCCTAGGCGGCATCGAGGGCCTTATGGGACTTTATTCCAGCCCAATTGAGGTAGCAAATTCGGAAGCTGGAGAGGGCACCCACAATTCGGCTCTACACGTCTGGACCATCGCACCAGAGTGGATTTGCCCAGTTTTAGATTTCGAACAGGACCGCGCCGCCGTGAGAAATCATGACAATACGTTTTCATTTATAGAAAACAGCTTTCATGACGTTACTACAGGCCGCGGCATGTGGGGCGGGTACGGTACTGATCCTTATGACTCTTTTTTAATGAACAAAGTCGGCGGCGCTGGATTTACATCTTCAGGTAAAAAAGGTATCTATATTGAAATAAATGATTTTTTGTTAGAGCCCACTACAAATAAAAAAGAAGCTCCTATAGACAAAGATAGCACTAGTGGATTTTATGACTTGCTGGATATTAAAAAAGGCGCCGCCACCGGCTCCCTTTCTAGGCTTTTGGGCATTCAACCTGAAAACACAAGAACAAGTTTTCCAGTAGGCAAGTTCGCTAGCGGCAAGAAGATTCATGAAGCCATTATTTTGATACCATATATTGATAAGCCTATTAGACTTCCACTCGATCCTGAAGTAACATATTCTCAGCAGCATATTCATGGTACTCTGCATCATGATGAAAGATTATATTATGCAACTCGTGAAATAATACCTGGAAAACATTTTCTGCCAATTAACGAAGAAATTTTTGTTAATACTCTTCATTTTCACCTTTTGGAGGCGACAAAACAAACACATCTGAATAAGTTCTGGACCGGCGGCGGTTATAGCGGCCCCTATTCACCTTCGACAATAGAAAAATGGGCTCTAGTCAGATCTTTGGCAGCAGAAACTGACGTTGGCAAAATGATAAGCAGGTTGTCTTCGTTTAATTCGGTCCATGGTGGGTTCCAGCTTCCTCCTGAATTTGATTTTATTCACAACGCTTCGGTCCCCCCATTTCAGATGATAGTAGTCCCATTTGAACATACGTTAAAAAAACAAGAGTTGATTGATATATACCAGGGAATTATGCCTGATAGCTCATTAACAACAAAAAAAGATGCTAGCTGCATTAGCTCTTTGGAAATTCATCCGACTCGTGTTCCACCTCTAAATCAAATTGCAGGCGGAGCCCTATTAGATGTTGACTATATACCAGAATTTGCTAGTACCGAGACCAACGCGGCCGGCATTCTCGATGCCGGACATTCAGCAGCACTCACAGGCTTTTTATCTCCCTTGCCGTTTGTGGATCCTCCGAAAGCTAGCTTCACTGCCGGCCAGCCAACTATGGATATTACAACTATGACTGGTGCTAGCCTCCCATACAAAACGTCTGCAAAATTTTATAAAAATTTACGTTTTATGGTCTTTAAAATAAAGCAAAGAGCTAAAAAGGATTATTCTAATTATAGAAAGGGACAGATAATAAAAGCTGTTAATTCAAGAATTAATGATGTTCCGACCCCCGGTGAGGGAAACGGATATCAATTTATAACTGATGCTAATTACAATTATATATCAAAAAATAAAACAGTCGGCGATGTTTTTGGTGCTAATTGGCCATATGATTATTTCTCTCTGATCCAATCGTTAAAAGTAGATATCACTTTCTCTGACAACTAAAATAAGGAAAATAAATAATGGAGTTTTTTAATAAAAAAGAAGATGTTATAGACCTCCAAATAACTCAGTTTGGAAGACATTTATTATCGAAAGGTCGCTTTAAACCGGTATATTATTCTTTTTTTGATGATAATATACTTTATGATTCTTCAAGGGCTGATTTTGCTGAACAACAAAATGATACGGAACAAAGAATTAAAGAAACTCATACTGTACAACCACAAATAGCTATTTCTTCTTTAGAAAAAGAATTCAATACAAGCTACGATATGATATTATCTAATCAAGCAGACGCGAGTACTGCTGTTTTACAAAAAACAGCAGAAAAAAACTATGCTTTGCCGCAGCCATTAGGAACGAGCGATATAAATTCAGAATATGCACCGTCTTGGTCTATAAGATATTTAAAAGGTATTTTGTCGGGTTCATCTAATAGTCTGAGCTTGCAAGAAAAAAGTGGTGGCAACAGCACGGTGTACATACCACAATTAGAGACGAATATAGAAACAGAAATAAAGTTCTTGTCTAGCGATCCTGACCTTCCTGCGGAGGATGCATCTGGCCCTGCACAATCAGATATAATAGTACAAAATAAAGAAGATAATTTTGTTTTGTTAAAAGTTATGGAGAGCAACGGCGCATACCAGAAAAAGAATTTTGATATAGAAATATTTGAAGTAATCGATCAGCATGAAGGCGACACAACAATTGAGGTTTTAAGACCTTTGTATTTTACAAAACCTCCAAATCCAAATCCGATCGATCCACTAGATATGCTGGACGAGGTAACACCGGCTGACAATCAAGATTATGTTGCACATTATTTTGATTTTTTAACTGACAACGAGATCGACCCAGAAACCTTATGTGTCCATGATCCAACTAATCAAAAGCTTGGTGTTTTTGCTGATGAGCGTGCAGTTATATGTCAAGATATATTAAATAAACAACAAAAAGTTCCGTTTAATATTTATGAAGGAGGAACTGGCGACGTTCCGGGAGAAATTTGTTAATGTCAGCGAACGTGTGCACAATATCAGACTTAATTTCAGGTGGTAGTATTCTACCGCATGTGTATTGTAAAAATATTTCTTTAGAAAATGGCCCCGAAGAAGGCTCCACTAATGTTATATTAAACTTAGAAATTTTGCAAAGTAAAAAAGAACTAAATAAGAAAAATTATTTATCTGAGCTTACTCCTTTTGGAAGCTCTTACTCTTTTTCGGATTACATAAACATTCAAATTGTGCCTTTCCGTAACACTTTAAATATCCAGAGATTAGATCCGACCTACAACACGGACTCGACCGAGCATCCAGGAAATGCATATGTCCAATCTTCTTTTCCGGCCGGCCTCACGCAGAACCACTATCCCTGGAAGGTCATCGACGAGTGGGGCGAAAGCACTCAAGCTGGCAGTATCTACTCCTCCGAGCATGCGTACTGGTCGTCGGATGCAGGCATGAGGTTGTTTCCTCTATCTGATTTTCTTCAGCCGTCTTCCCCAGAGAAACCTACCTCGTCATATGTTCGTGAAGAAACAATATCTGGTGTATCATATTATGTAATATCTTTTGAGCAAGTTTTTACTTATTCAGAGGCCCTCACGATTACAAATTTAGGATTTTTATTTTATGCATGGCTTGATCCAAGAAAATTTGTAGAGGACATGAATCCTGACCTTTCAAATATTGATCTATTAACTGATAAACACTTAACTGGACCGGTTAATACGGAAATAGTTTTGTTGGGTAACGAAGTACAAACCACTAGAAAACAGTTTTTCTTACCTAACGGTAACCGCTGGAATGGGGCAGTTCATTTACATCTTTGTGATTTAAACCCGGCTCCCGACGGTTATTGTGGAACTGGCCAGGCTCTCGGTGGACCAGCCGGGCCAGATGCAAGTGATACTGGATACCAAGGATGGATGGCCGGGGAGAAACATGTTAAAGATGCACCAAGATTGAGGTTAATGCAAACGCCAAATAACATGATACAAGATTTTAGAACTGAAAGTCCATGGCTGGACACTGCCATGGGCTTAACAAACGCGGAATCGAATGAGTTTCTTGGCAAATCTTTTAATCAACAAATACATGTTTTTAGTCAAAATCAAGATGCAAATTGGTTATATAAACATGTTATAAGCCCGTTTCAAAAAGAAACTAAAAAATATTTAACAAAAATAGACAACGCTCCCGGGCCCTTGGATCGCATAGTTCCACTATATGACAACGATAGTGAATTTTCAAAATTATATATGTCAAGAGACAAAGATAACAACGCAAGGGGAACATTCTTAATTAATTTTGAAAGACTATTAAGAAATAATTCTGTTCTTTATAACATGCTCGACGGCCCTGCCGCCGCAACTAATTTTAAAATGCAACAATGTTTAGCTTTTTCACAATTACTAGAATTAAAAGTTTATAGAGACAGAGTGCAGAAAAGACCCCAGGGAAAAACATACGAAAAATATGCTAATGATACTTCATATGAAGAACCTTCGTATTACGTCGGTACTGTAAGAGATAGCAACCCAGGCGCTGACACCTCGTGGTCCATCGACGGGGCCCTAAGAGTGGTTAACTTAGAAACTCCATATTCTGACACAACTATTAATAACATAAAGTGCTTTACATTTAAAGACACTGATGTGGGTGAAAAATCTGCAGGCCTATATCAATATAGAATAGAAATGTCTTATAAAGATGGCACTTATTATATGTTAAATAGCCTTCTCAAGAATCTGGTGATAGCAAGATTTACAATGCAAAAATATTATGATTTTTCTTTAGGATCCTATGTTGTACCGGGCATATTACATCCGGAACATCCGGACGACAGTGTTTATTTGCCAGGTGAACATCCGGATGATACTAAAACACCAGCAAGAATACATCCATATTTTTTAGGGAACAACACATTTGATCCTCAATTCGAAGAGGCCGCGTCCACACGGTTTCCTGATAAACCATGGCTCGGCGCTGACGCGCCAAATCCTGAAATGACTATATGGTATTTAATAAACCAAGTTGCTTATAACCTTTTTGATCTTAAAGTCAACGGTCTATCCATCAATCCCGATAACTTCAAAATGGCCATGGCATCGTTAACTAGTCCTGTTAATGGAAGCCCCCAAGGTATAGAATTTGTAATAAAATTAACCGATAGCATAATTGGCCACTTACATAAACTTCTTGGGGCTAAAAAGGTTAACAAAACTGGTTCTGAAATAGATGCTACTTCCATCCCATTTGATAGCCAAGCTGGAACAGCATATAATTTAAGTACTTTTCCTAGTTATAATATTACTCCGTCCACCTCTACTATAAAAGAATATCATACTTTTGATGGCCCTTCTGAACTTCATAAAGCACTCTCCAACGAAGACATATATATAGATTATTTGTCACAACATCAAAATTCGACTGCAGATTATAATCCCGGGTGGGTAGGAACGTACCAGCTATCTTACGCATCTTATTTGATTCGAGAACAGCACGACTCTGTTAGAATGTACGCCTCGACAGCAGATCCACTCATTTATAATGGCGCCATGGCAGCAGGCCAGTTTACTGTCAATGAACAGAACGATAGTTTTTCTCAGAGTGTCGGATATTTAATGCCATCAATTATAGAATTATCAGATCCATCGGAAGAAGATACTTCTTTTAAATTTAAGACCCATTTCTTCAAGACCAATGGTCTCGTTACGCCATCGATTACCTACGAAGATTACGATAAAATTTTGGTTGCTTTAATGCTTTATAATATTAACAAAGATAATGCAAATGACGCAGATTTACTGGATGCCTTATACAGTCCTACCACGGCCTCTGATACTAGTCTTAAAGAGGCTTATAAAAGTTTATATAGCTCTGCTGGAATAGTGATTTATGATGAAAATAAATATGCTCAATTTTTAGCTAAAGAGCCTAATAATCTTCTTGAACTTGTACCATGCGATCCTGAAGACGCAGATTACCAAGAGTGCTTGGACGACTATCTTCCTGAATATCCGACTGAGTTTTCAGATGGGGATTTGGAAACAGAAAAATATTATAAACAGTTTTTCTCTGATCCTAACAGTATATATAAAACACCTGTTGGAAAAATAAATGTGCCATACAACAAAGAAATGCCAAATATATTTAAATTGGTACGCTTTGTGGACGACCCTGGCCTTGGAGGCTCAACCCTCCTTGAAAGCGAAAACCAGTCCGGCGCTACCAACGCGCCATTTATAGAAGCTATAAACGCCACCAAACAAGGGATGATACCAAAATACAATTCTTTTTTCTTTATAAATGCAAATTTATTAGCTAAGATACAAGTTTATACCGGCATACATCATACTAGTTCTCCTATGAAGCACGATGACTATTCTTGGGAAAAGTTATCTGGGGGTCATCTTAGCGGTTTAACTATTGGTGAGTCACTTCTTTGTAGAATAAAATTATACGATGAAAGAGCAGCATATGGGCTGGAATTACCTATTATAAATAAATATTTTTTTATATATAAAAATATATAAGGTACAAGGAGAAGCGCAAAGTGAAGGAACAAGAAGGAATCATCAATGCTCGGTAGCAAAAAAAGAATAGTTGTAGACAAAAATATATTTCTAGATCTTGTAAGGGAGGGTCCTGAAAATGTGGCCCCTGGCGGAACCGGCACCGATAAGGCCATTGTTAATGATCAACTCATAGACATGAACATGGGAGAGATAATTAGTAATGCCGCAAATTCAGCAAAAGCGCTTGGTTGTTTCTTCCTCCCTTACACTGACGTCGACACACTAAGAGTTGCTTTAGGCAGGTATTGGGATTACGAAGCGAAAACCCAAAGTTATAACACTAATGTTGTTAATATCCCTGACCTCGGCCTCACGCTAACACATGGTGCCACAACTGAAAAAATATTCCATCACAAACATCCTGCGACAAATATAATTTTCGGTATGCCAATTACATGGTCACCCTGCCCCGGGGCTGCCGGTGAAATTGAATATTTGGAAATTGGCGGAAATAGCTCTTATTTTGGTGGTATAAAGCAAGAACTTCTTATTAGTTCTACTTGGAACATGCACTTCGGATATCCGAAGTGGGGCGGCGTAAGAAAGTACTTAGGTTTACAAAATATGAGTAAAACTGAAATATCCGATGCTGGATATACAAGAAATTTTGGAACTTACTGGACTTATTTAATGAAGACTGGGATTATAACAGCTGACGGAAAAATCTTAAATCCAATAATTAAATCAACAAATCTTAATTCGGTTAACCCTCAAGTATATTATGATCATTATCATAATGTTATGTCTCCTTATACACCGGATGAACTGAATAATCAGCAGGCAATAATAACTGGGGAGGCTTCATATGCTAGCTATAAAACATATTATAATAGTAGAACTTATTCTAAAGATTACGAGAACTTTATCGCAAATCCAATCTATCAAAACTCCTTACCCAATATTCATGCCCTTGCAAAGATTGCTAATAATCCAGAATTAGCAAAAAATTCATTTCTAGATTTATCTAATATGATTAATTATATGGAAGCATGGTATAAAGATCCTAGCGAAGCCGAAGATCCATCTACGGTTCGTAATGATACTTATAGCAATTTATTTCAACAATTCCCGCTAGAAGCCAGTATATTACTTTATGGCGCCATGGCAGAAGACGATCCCGATACCATTGACGAGAATGAGCTGGGGGTAATTTTAGAGAGGTTGGTATCTTTGGACATAAAAAACGTAGATGCAGATTCATTATTTATAAAATACCTTGAAAATTTTAGAAGTGTTATGCTAAATGATCCCCAATTAGACAAAAAACCGCTCGCAGCCGACGCCAACCCCGCCGCCGCCGCGATGGGACACTATGCAATCGCCCCCGGTGTAAAAATCGGTGCTTTAGAACATATAAACTCAAATTTGTTATTTGGCTCTAACGCATCAACAATCCTACATAAAGCAAAACAATATAAAGATTATTTTCCAATGTATTGTGAAATTAATTTTACTGCTCAGAAGACATTATTGGGTGATAAAATCAAAAAATCTAAAATAACTAATTTTTTGGGACAGGAAATAGCAGCTGCACAATCTGTTTATGGCTGGGACCCGTCGCTCTACCTCGCCGGCTTTTTGCAAGATAATTCAATTAATCGTGAATTTGTTGATTATTTGGAAAAAAATATATATGAGGATATAACTGATCTAGAACCTGTTGCAGTTCCTGCTTTTAGCGAAACTTGGGTGGAAAGTTATAAGGTAAATAGCAAAAAAACTTTTGAATTGATAGGTCGCGATGGCGACGCTGAAGGCGCTAGCGCCGGCGTCTTAAACAAATGGGTCCACGGACTCGACTATAATTCTTCGAACATACACGAGGGCATTGACACCGCTACCGGTGGCGTCGGCGCCGATAACGAATTTATGCCCATGACCGAGGTCGCCACCCCTTCGCCGGCAGAATGGGCAAGAGATGTGAGAAATTATGTAGCTTATGTCAGAAACGATCTTGAGGATCCTTATGAAATAAACAATGAATGTAATCCGCTTTTTAAGGCCTTGTTTGGGGCCTCTTTTGTACAGCACTTAAAAAGTATTTATAACGAGAAAGCAAGAACATATTCAGATATACTAAATGGTGTACCTGCCTATTCTGAAGATTTGTTTTATGTTATCAAAAAATTTAGAAAAGATAATGGGGCAGAAGAGGAGCGTAATGTACAAAATATTATCATACCCAATACTTCAGATCTGGATATTGTAGATTATGTTGATACACAGGTAAAATATGGCACACATGCAACTTATAGATATGATATTTATGCATATCGCGTCGTTTTTGGTTCAGAATATTCTTATACCTTTGGTGATGGTTACCCGGTTGATCATATAGACGCCGATGGCAATGCGTCTACGTTAATCGATCCAGCTAACGCTCCCATCTCTGTGGTAAACTCGAATTTTCTTGAAGGTGTAACTTACGACCCCCAGGGCCCAGGCGCAGGCGTTGAATACGAGGCCGATACCGTATTAGATTACAATTTTACTGTTAAGGTTGGCGTAACTGTTAACCCATCAATTAAACTAATTGGTGATAAAATGTTTTCGACTCCTCCGATTAAAATTTTAGATTCCCCCCCTGTTCCTCCTTTCGTCAACATTGTTCCTTATCGGGCTGTTGGCGACAGAATAAAGATAATTTTAGCTAGTTCAACTGACACATTCAGGGCCGAGCCAATAAATATATTAGACGGGGATCAAGAGAGCTTTCTCGATATTATGAGCGCTCAACTTTCAAATGATGGAAAGGTGGAATTTTCATCGGACGATAGAGCAGCTAATTTCCAAGTATTCAGAGTTGCTCGTAGCCAGCTGGTTGATGTAGCAGGTAACAAAAAAGCAAGGCCGACGAGCTATAATGATTTCTCTCTGCATCCGAACGAAGAAATCGCTCTTATAGAGACTGGCGGCTCGGCGGTTTTTGATGATTCAATTTTACCCAATGAAAGATACTATTATATATTTAGAACAGTTGATAATCATGGCCATGTTTCAAATCCAACTCCGGTTTATGAAGTCGAGTTAATTGATGAAAAAGGAGCAATAAAGCCAATAATCAGAACAATATCCATGGAGCTTGCAGAGAACAAGGCGCACTCAAAGGAACTTCAAAAATATATATTAATAAAGCCAACTGACAGGCAAATTTATTTTTCAGAGGAATCAGATGTTAACAGTATTTTTTCAACAAACGTTGAAGGCGACAAAAAGAAAAAATATAAAATGAGAATAACCTCTAAAGGAACAGGAAAAAAAATAGATATTAATTTTTCATTTACAAAGAACTGCACAAATTGTTAGAAAGTTGTAACTGATTAAACATAATTAAAATATTTAACTATTTATAAAGTAGGAGCATACAAAATGGCATTTTTAGACAATTCAGGTGATATTATTCTTGATGCAGTATTAACTGACACAGGAAGACTGAGGATGGCTCAGGGCGACGGAAGTTTCAAAATATCTAAGTTCGCCCTCGGCGATGATGAAATTAATTATGGTCTTTATAATAAAGATCATTTATCGGGTAGCGCATATTATGATTTAGAAGTGTTACAAACACCCGTGTTGGAAGCATTCACCAACAACACTTCAAATTTAAAAACAAAGTTAGTTACTATGTCTAGGACTAACGTTTTGTACATGCCTGTTTTGAAGGTTAACCCTAGGGCAATATCAGGTGAGACATCTTCGAAATATTTTATACGCACCGCAGCCGCAGGTGCCACAAAAACTGAAGATGCATCTGCTGTAACTATGCCTGCTACAGGCAAATTTTATGTTGCAGTAGACTCAACTACTTTTGAAGGAATTTACAAGTACAGAGAGGAAGGCACGTCCGATAGTATATCTCATTCTGACAATGATCAAGTTATACCACATGGAATAATTCAGGGTTATACAGCGTCGCCGGCTAAGGGTGGCATGATCAGAGTTGATCATGGTTTAGATACAACTGAAATATCTGTGGGGCAAGGCTTGGACACTGATTTAATGGAAAATGCTTTTATTGTTGAGCTGGACTATCGGTTAGGCCGCATCAAACTTCAATCTGGGACCAACATCGCTCCTGTTAACTTTATCGATGATGATAATATTGCAACTTATTATTTAGCAGGGTCCAATTGGGTTGACAATGGTCCCTCGTTAACTAATACGAGTTTGAGTGCCGATCAGCTCGCCCTTCTTGATTCAACCGATCCGCAGGTTTTTGGTGATGGTCAGGGCACAGGTCCTCGCGGAAACAGTTTTAAATTTAGAATTCAGGCTTCTCAAGAATTACAACAATCATCATACTTATTCCAACAGCTGGGAACAAGCCAAGATTTGACGTCCGGTGGTTTTGGAGCAGGCAGCGTCGCAGGCCTGCCTGAGGCAGCCAGTGCTAAAGATGGTTATCTTTGGAATTTAAAGGATCGTAAGTTGTGGTATCTTGATAGTACTGTTCGTGTTATAGGGGCGAACACCGGTTACAGAATAGACATTCCAATACGATTTGTAAAATTGACATAAACAAGGTGAGTTAATAATATGGCTAAATCATTTAAAAGTCTTTTAGGAGATGATATAAAAAATACAAGAACTTTATTGCATGAAGCAATACCCATCACTGGTACAATTGTTTCTGGAACTTACAGCGATAACAATATCAAAACATTCTCTCATGGAATGTACGAATCTGTCTATGATTATCCGTATTTAAGCTCTTCTGCAAACCATATTTTTGACTTATCTTATGGATGCAGCACGCGTGTTAGTTCTTCGACGAATACACAAAATGCTAAAAAAATGAATATGTATAACCAAATGGCTCAAGTTTTATTTGGTTATGATCTTAGTGGCAGCATTAGAAAGTTTGATTCAGACGGCTCGTTAGACACTGTCGCCGGTACAATGGACCATTGTTTCTTCATAAATTTTTCTCGCTTGCTGTGTAAAGATGAGATTAAGAAAAACACTTTTAGATTGGGGCTCCACACAGCCGGCACTGTCGCCAGTCCAGGAACGTTATTAACACTTGGAGATTACGATGCAGGAAATGAATTCAGAACTTCACCTGCTGGTGACTATGGTTTAATCTTCAAAACTTCCGGCGATGCATCAGATAATACCAATAGCGTTGGCTTACTTTTTTATCAGGCCGGCGTGGCTGTGTTAACCTCTTCAATATTCACTGGCGAATTCGGCCCCACAACCGATCCCCGACCATCGGCTGCGATGGCACAAACTGGTTCGACAATACAACAATTGGCTGACGGTTTTAGAAATCGTTTTCATGATCTTGACCTTAACAATACAATTGAGCTGAACTCAGCAATATATTTTTGTAGAGTTAATCATAACGAATTTAATTATAGTTCCAATCCAACTTATTTATCTGGTAGCAAACTGGTTATCAAGAACCAATCAACAGATTTACCAGTTACTTATATTACAACAATTGGTCTATATTCGCCAGATAACGAACTTATGGCTGTTGCTAAATTATCGGAACCCATCAGGAAGGACCCAAATACTGAATTAACTTTGAGGGTTAGATTGGACTATTAAGAGGTACTAATATGCCCTCACATAAACCAGAATATGGAAACTTTTTTGAGTTTAAAAAAGATGATGTTTATCACAACAGAATAAAGACTTTCCCTGAAGTTGATTTTATGATATACACCGGTTCTGTATATTATAATAATGAGAACCAAAATAAAGAAAATCCTGATATACCAGTTGGGCACATCAGTCTTTATGATTTAAATGTTAATCGGAAAGCTCATGCCGCCGGACAAGATACTCAGCTAATAACTCCTTTTGTTACTAAAGGTGGTTCTTTTTTCAATTTTAAGACGATATCAACAAGTGATTTTAATTTAGACTTTGTATATGGAGATAAAGTAGAGGGTTCTTATCCTTTAACTGCCAGTATTTCAATTGACACATATGATCCTGCGCTAACAACAAATAAGAAGAATGTACTCTATCCCTTGAGAAACACTCTTGATCATTATACTATTTTAAGTCCTCATTACGCTTATTCTTCATCTTACGGCGAGAAAGAATTACAGCCATTGAATTTAATAAGCATACCCTCTATCTTCTATGGTTCAAGCATCAAGAAAGGTAGTGTTGTATTAAAGTACTATGTTACTGGTACTTTAAAGGCTGAAGCTTCAGACACGAATAGGGATGGCCGCTTGATACAAACGTCTGGGTCTACAACCGGCGAAGTAATTGGCGTTGTTTTATATAATGAGGGGTTTTTATATATTACTTCCAGCACCAATATCAGCACCCACACAGAGGCATACAAACCTTTGGATAGCACACCATATAGCGCCTCATGGCATTACTTTGCAAATACCGGCTCATACAGTTCTGTTTCTTCAAGTTACTCGCTACTGTTCAAGGGAGTAAACTATGTGGAGACTATGACTATGTTCGCGCATGCCAAAGAAAACCAACTTAATTATTCAAATAATCCAACATTTTTATCAAAAAATATTAATGCGTATTCCGCCCACGATGTATATCATGAGAATTCTCAAGTAACTGCAAAAAATATTGTTTCAAGTAGCTACAAAAATTATTCTGCTAGTTTTAAGCCTGTCACTTATATTTCTAAAGTTGGTATATACGATAAAGATAAAAATTTAATTGCGATCGCAGGCTTGGCCAACCCTGTAAGAAAATTAGAAGAAAGAAGCTACACATTTAAACTTAAGTTAGATATATAGTATAATTAGCTAATGATTTTAGGCTTAGATGTTAGTACTAGTATAACCGGCGCCACTATTCTAGATGAAAACGGAGGAGTAGTGCTTTGCGAAGCCTGGGACTTTCGAAATAAGAAATATTTTCCAACACTTTTTGAAAAAGGCCGCGAAATTAAAAATATGCTTTACAAG